AGGAGCACCCGTGGGTCCCGTGTTGCCCGTGGCACCGTCGACGCCTTGATACCCAGTAGCACCCGTGGGACCAGTGTTGCCCGTGGCACCGTCGACGCCTTGATACCCAGTAGCACCCGTGGGACCAGTGTTGCCCGTGGCACCGTCGACGCCTTGATACCCAGTAGCACCCGTGGGACCAGTGTTGCCCGTGGCACCGTCGACGCCTTGATACCCAGTAGCACCCGTGGGACCCGTGGGTCCTGTAGATCCGGTATCACCCGTTGGTCCAGTCCAACCCGTCGGCCCCGTCGGTCCAGTAGGTCCAGTCCAACCTGTAGGTCCCGTATCGCCCGTTGGTCCCGTGTTGCCTGTCGGTCCAGTCCAACCCGTGGGTCCTGTAAACCCTGTGTTACCCGTTGGTCCCGTGTTGCCCGTAGGTCCAGTCCAACCCGTGGGACCCGTATCACCCGTTGGTCCCGTATCGCCTGTTGGTCCCGTAGGTCCAGTAGGTCCAGTCCAGCCTGTAGGTCCAGTAGGGCCAGTCCAACCCGTAGGTCCAGTCGGCCCCGTCCAACCCGTAGGTCCAGTGTTACCCGTGGGTCCCGTGTTACCCGTATGTCCGGTCCATCCTGTAGGTCCGGTGGAGCCGGTCATTCCGGTCGGTCCAACGGATCCAACGGACACGAGTGTGGTGTGGATGTGACTTGCAGTACTGTCGCGGAGACCGATTGTCAAAGAGCTACCGGAAAGGGTGGTGGCATACAAGCGAATGGTCAAATCCGTTGCATACGTGTGAGCAGGAACGTAGAGTGAGTAGGTGTACTGTTGCATAATGTTCGCAGAATTCACTGCCTGAGGATCCACTGACGAACCAGTGGCCACAAGCGAAGCACCATCGTAGACACTGAAGTAGAATGTGGGAGCAGACGAGGGTACACCCGGGGTTGCATACAGATTGAGGTCCCACAATCCACCTACGGCTACAGTTCCCGGCAACGAGCCAGCTGGGATGGTGAAGGACGCCACATAGGCGTTCGTAGTATTTGCAGGAACCACGATATCTACCTGTGTTCCCACGTTGAATGCTGTTAGCAGGTTACCGGACAGCGTTGTTGTCCACGGGTTGACCGTGGTCGGGTAGTCCAGCTGAAGAATAAGACCGCCCGATACACCTGCAATACCTTGTGTTCCCGTAGGTCCAACACTACCAGTCGGACCTGGCATACCGGCCACATACGGCAGTGACGTCCATGGAGTCACACCGTCGCCGATCTTGACGTACTCAAATGAAGCCATTCCTTATCGTATTCTCGGTAAAGAAATCAGAATAAGTCTAACTGAACGTCCAGGTCCTGCGTTGCGTTCCCTGCTGCATCATACGACACGCGCACATGAAGCAAATCCCCTGTTCCAAAGTTCACAGATGCATCGTATTTGGTGGTGAACGAAGTGGCGCCAGACAATGTAATCGTATAGACTGTATCGGCAATGGATCCGCCGTACGGTGTTTTCCGCACAGTTATAGTTGTTGTGTGTCCTGTTCCTGGAGCAGTGTTTGCATTCACCGACATTCCTAGTAAAATAAGAGGCTGTTGAATGCGGTACGAAGCAGGTGGTGTTGAAACATCCGGGTACTGGATGAACTGACCGCCCGATGAGTGAACAATAAGAGCCCCGGGCCATAAGTATGCAGGTGTGCCCGTTCCGGGGTTTCCGGACGAGTTTAATACGCCGATTGCTACATAAAACAGGGTCGTGGGATAATTGTAGGCCGAAAACCCCTTACCTCCTGCTGACTTGGTGACCAAATCTACTCCAGGACCAATCTGAATACCCGCCGACGCCAAGTACGTCGGGTTCGTGATCGTTGCCGGAGTTGTTTGGAGAATGTCAGACGCCGTATACGTCTGCGGTGCTACTGGCTGAACGGTGCCGACGGTTGTGGACCGCACTTGGATAGACCCAGTGTTGTTTCCGTCAAGCGTTTCAATGCCTACATACGAACCAGCAAATGCGTTTGCTGACGGCGGTTGAGCGACGTACACGTTCGTATCACGCAACGTTGCAATGTTGGTATTCGTGACAATCATACCCCGTTTGTTACCTGATCCGTTTCCATATACATTGATCGTAGACCCCTTGATGGCGTTGAATGAGAACGTGTTCACACCAAGACTTCCCGATCCGTCAAACATGACGCCATATAGGTTGTTTGATGCAGTATATGGCATCGTTGCGTTTGATAAGGAAAGCACGCTCGTACGAAGCTTGGACGTCACTGTAGTCGTACTGCCATAGTAAATGCCGATCAGATTGTTTGAACCAGCGTACGACGATCCACCAATCACCATATTCAGGTCTTCCACGCGACAGTTGTCTCCCATTTGAAGCAGGATTGTGTTCTGTGTTGGACTTGTGCATTGGAGCGTACATGTTTGAAGACTGATGCCTCGCAGTGCCGTTCGTGCAGGCAGGCTGATAATGGGGTAATACGTCCCAGTTGCTCCCGTGGGTCCAACTGTTGTGACCGTTGCATTCGTGCCCGTTGGTGACATGGTGTACGTTCCCGGCAGAACCCATATAGCAGTGTTAGGAAACTGAGGCGTAGCAATCGATCCCGTTCCAACAATAGCAGTAATCGCAGCATTCACAGTTGCAAATGGCAGACCACCAATGTACGCAGTGGAGTCGTTGCCGTAGACAGCGTCGACACGAGCTACATTGCCAAGTTGTGTCGTGGGAATGGAGTAAAAAGACCCGGACAATTGGTAGCCAATCTCACCCGGTCCGAGCACGTACGATCCGGTAGGAACTAACGTAGCATATCCGTGTCCTACAGGTCCCGAAGGTCCTGTCCATCCGGTCGGTCCGGTCGGTCCAGTCCATCCAGTGGGTCCGGTCCAACCTGTAGGTCCTGTCCAACCCGTAGGTCCTGTCCAGCCAGTGGGTCCGGTATTACCCGTGGGACCCGTATTGCCTGTCGGTCCTGTCCATCCAGTGGGGCCTGTATCTCCTGTCGGACCCGTGTTACCCGTAGGTCCTGTCCAGCCCGTAGGTCCTGTCCAGCCAGTGGGTCCGGTATTACCCGTGGGACCCGTATTGCCTGTCGGTCCTGTCCATCCAGTGGGCCCTGTATCTCCTGTCGGACCCGTGTTACCCGTGGGTCCAGTCCAGCCCGTAGGTCCGGTATTACCCGTAGGGCCTGTATCGCCAGTAGGCCCAGTCCATCCTGTGGGTCCAGTCCAACCCGTAGGACCCGTGTTGCCCGTAGGTCCTGTCCAACCCGTGGGTCCGGTATTACCCGTAGGGCCTGTATCGCCAGTAGGCCCAGTCCATCCTGTGGGTCCAGTCCAACCCGTAGGACCCGTGTTGCCCGTAGGTCCCGTCCAACCCGTGGGTCCTGTCCAACCCGTGGGTCCGGTATTACCCGTAGGGCCTGTATCGCCAGTAGGCCCAGTCCATCCAGTGGGTCCAGTCCAGCCAGTAGGGCCGGTGTTGCCCGTCGGTCCTGTCCAACCCGTAGGTCCTGTCCAACCCGTGGGTCCCGTGTTACCCGTGGGACCCGTATTGCCTGTCGGTCCAGTGTTGCCCGTAGGTCCGGTATTACCCGTGGGACCCGTATTGCCTGTCGGTCCAGTATTGCCCGTAGGTCCCGTCCAACCCGTGGGTCCGGTGTTACCCGTGGGACCCGTATTGCCTGTCGGTCCAGTATTGCCCGTGGGTCCAGTCCAGCCAGTAGGGCCGGTGTTACCCGTCGGTCCTGTCCAACCCGTGGGACCTGTATTACCTGTCGGTCCAGTCCAGCCAGTGGGTCCGGTCCAGCCAGTGGGTCCTGTAGGTCCAGTCCAGCCAGTAGGACCACCGGGCAATCCCTCAACACCCTGAAGACCCACTGGACCCTGAATTCCGGTAGGCCCTATAATTCCTTGATCGCCTTTCGGTCCTTGGATTCCTTGAATTCCTTGGGGTCCTGTCACAGTACTCGCATATCCACGTGGTCCTTGGATACCTTGAATTCCCTGCGGACCGGTCGCCATTGCTTATATCTAGGCGATCAAATTACCGTTCCAAAATAAGTGATTGCCCGTGCCAATTGTAAAAGTACCCGAATACCCTGTCGTTGTGTCCGTAAGTGTCAACCCACCCTGCATGGTAATTGTAAAATTACTCAAGTTCACGGTCGATATAGCGGGATAGAGTGACCAACTCGATCCACCCGGTCCCGTTGGACCCTCAATTCCTTGGATACCCTGAATTCCCTGCGGACCCGTATTTCCTTCATCTCCTGGTACACCTTGGTAACCCTGAACTCCCTGTGGACCTGTGTTTCCTTCAACTCCCTGTGGTCCTATATATCCTTGTCCACCCCCATTTCCTTGCGGACCTGTGGCTCCATAACCAGGGCGTCCGGTAGATCCAGTTGGACCCGTGAACGTGTAACCGATTGGACCCCGTACGCCTTGCGGACCAGTTGATCCGGTCGACCCAACAGGACCCGTTGGACCATCAAACCCTGTCAAGAGTGCAAGTGTCATCCGCGAGCTACCGCCCAAGACCGTAGATGTAGCCGAGCTGTTGACATAAATACCCACCGACGCACCCGCAGGCACGTTAATGATTGCCGACGATGCCACAAATGCAGCGGACCCAACGGAAAACTGCGAATAGGTCTCACCCTGTATGTACGTGGGCGGAGTATAGATATCAATATACAGTCCAGCATACGTATAGACGACTGTTGGCCCCGTATACCCTGTGAAGTCGATATACCAATCCAGCAGAATAGGGACAGACACCGATTTCGTATTTGTGAACACGTAGTTCGTTCCTGACAATACAAATCCAGTAGTTCCTACCGTATTCGTTGAATCAGGCGTATTGAAACGGACCAGGGTATCTATGTCGGCGGGAAGAGTTTGATTGTCATTCGTGACGTAAGCGAGCATAGACGCGGGTAGAGGAGCATACGCTCCAGTTGGTCCTGTCCAACCAGTGGGTCCGGTTGGTCCAGTAGGTCCAGTCCTTCCAGTAGGACCGGTTGTCCCGATGTCCGATGCAACTTTCTTGATATTGATCGCAATAGACGGGGCAGCCGGTGTTGCACCATACACTCCGCTACCAAACGCATATGCGCTGATATTTGCTGATGCTGTTGTCATCGCGATCTCAATGTAGTCTCCTGCATTTAACTCGTTCATGTACGGTACAGCGATCAGAGATGCAGCAGAGATGTTAGGTGGAACGACAAGACCGCCGTTTGTGGCAGCCACGTCAACGCCGTTGATTTTAAGCCACGTATATGCATTTGTTGGTGTAGTATTCGTGTTCGCAACTTGGATAGACGTAATGATTTCATACGTACCCCCTGTTGAGACGTAGATGCGTGTCATTGCTCCCAAACTATTCGCACCAAGGTACGTGCCCGATTCCACGTAGACGCTGTCAAACGGGAAAACTGTCGTGGATCCGTTAGGAATGCCCAGTGACGTTGACAGTCCGTAACTAGATGCGATGACAGTTCCTGAACCAGATGGACCCGTCGGTCCAGTGTATCCTCCACTTACGGTCCCAACATACGGCAACTGGTTCCAATAGTGGGTCCCATCACCTATCTTCATCTGACCCGTATTGGTCTCCACTCCCGGCTCTCCGACGGAGAGTCTGGGGTTTGTGGATGTCCAGTTCGCAGCAGTATCTCTGCGTAACTGGAATTTGATTGGTGTTGTTAGGCACTGCCCCGACATTATTATACTTCACATACATTTGTATTGGCATTTCCACCATCTAGGTCTATTCCCGCGCCTTCGTTGCCATCATAAACTTGGCAGTATGCAGCCATCGCATCACCGCCATCCAGAACAGCAGCACATACAGCTTCGCATGTATTCGTATATGCGTTTCCACCATCGAGAGTTGTAGTGTACTCGGACTGCGCATTGCCACCGTTGTATGCAGAACAATACTCGGATCTGGAGTTTCCACCATCCAAGACAGACGCACACACTGCCTCCACCTTCTTGCAGACACGCACGCACGTATCGGACAGCTCGTAGACTTCCACAACTCCCGTCGAGAATCCAGTGGTATGCGTCGTCTCCTTCATGACCCTGCCCGATGCCCAGAACCCGTCAACAGTAGCCTTTCTGCGAACAGACTGGGTATACATGGATGCATCGCGATTACCGCCCGATGTCACCCGCTCCTTGCCCGTAGAAATCGGGACTAAAAAGCCGGGTACATTGGGAACCTGATCAAGTACGGGAAGCTTGGAGTGCTGGTAGGACGTGTATGCAAGAAAAGTTAAAAAGAAGGCAGTGAAGATGCCCGTGATCCCCAATTTCATTGTGTTTTCTCGCGATTAGATCGCGTCCACATTCACCTCAGCCTCATCCTCCTCAAAGATGATTTCCTCCTTTGCCTCGGCTTCTGCAGACCCGTCCTTGATGAACAAGCGCGCATCAGCGTTGGGCTTGATCTTGCGGTAGCGCATCACCTGTTCGGGCGTCATGACCGCAACGATCTCGTGCGTCTTGCCACCCAGCTCCGTTTCAGCCACGATGACCAGACTACCAATGTCTACCCATACCGACTTCTTACCCTTGCCTCGCATGCCTCCACGCAGGGGTGCTTGGAGCATGAATCCCTCGCCTTGATCATTGAAATGTGCAATCTCCATGCGCCCGCATCCAAGTCGCCGCACGACCTTGCCAATGACGACGCCATCCGTCGTGTCCTCGTTGATGTAATCTTCTAGCAGTGCATCTCCCTTGAGCCGATTGTTGCGAGCCTTGTTTCCCTCGGAGTTCTTCTGAGACTTGTGGCCGGAGCCTCCAGTCATATTGCGAGGCATTTTGATCAAGGTCTACTTATTATGTGGGTTACAGATCCATTTTGAATGGTGGAGCGACGTGGGGCCGTAGGGAGCGACGTGGGGAGGAGTGACCGTAGGGAGCGACGTGGGGAGGAGTGACCGACGTGATCGTCTAAAATGGATATGGTCTTTGCAAAAGAAGGGATGGTAGCCGAGCAAAATGACGTCCATCATCATCAACAGCTTCTACCGCGCACTCTGCAAGATCAACGACTTCAAGCCCATCGAGACACTCAATTTGAAGGAGCTCGCTACGCTCCTCATGGACGAGCTTTACCCGGAGGACGGGTACATCACGCTGGAGGACGACCCGCGGGGCAGTCTGCGGGTTCACCTGGACGATCGCTTCCTGGATCGCGTGCGCGATCAGGTTGCAAAGGGTCTCAACATCAAGGAGGCCACGGAGGTGTCCGGCCTCAAGGCACAGGAGGAGCCGGTTCCGGAGCCGGTCAAGCAGGAGGCTGTGGTTCCGGTTGCCGCGCCTGTGGTTCCGGAGGTCAAGGAGGTGAAGGTCAAGCCGGCGCCCAAGCCGAAGGGGCCGGCCAAGCCCAAGCAGACCGACGAGGAGAAGGCTGCAAAGGAGGCCGCAAAGGCGGCTGAGAAGGCTGCAAAGGAGGAGGCCAAGAAGGCCCCAAAGCCGAAGTTTGTAGGAAACATCGAGAAGCTGAACCCGACGCAGGAGAAGGCGTGGAAGAAGACTGCATCGGATGCGAATGTGGAGCTTACGGATGATCACAAGAAGAGGTTCCTGAGCGAGCTGAATGCGCTGGACAACAAGGTGTACAACCAGAAGAAGCTGGAGGTTCACATGGCTGAGTTCTTCGTCCCGAAGGTGGTGGAGACGAAGCCTGACGAGTGCGTGGGTGTGGAGTTCAATGGAAAGGAGTATTGGGTGAACCGCGAGGGAGTTGTCTACGAGGCTCAGGAGGGATCTGACGTTGACAAGAAGGTGGGGCACGTTGGAATGCTCGAGTTCAAGGATATGCAGATGCCGAGTGCTGATGACTTCCAGTAAATACAACCACAACAAGAACTTACTTACTTATTTTTACAATGTGGTTCTGCAAGTGGGGCAGGGCTTTTTGCATAACCCTAAGAAGCAGTTGGATTGTGTAATGACGTCAGGGGCACGAGGAGCCATAAAAGGACCGGCCAACGAATCCACCTGGGGGAACGTAGACTTGTCACGGGCATTCTGTGCTGCGTTCGCATCCACCTGATCGCGAAGGATTGCAGTGTAGGCAGCCGCACCCGACTGGGGGTTTACAAAGTAGGGGATTACAGTCCTAAGATTGATATTGAGTGTGGCTATGGACGAGCTGGCTGTTTTTGCGTAGAGGGTGACGACCGCAGATCCGTTGCTAGGTGAAATACCCGACAGTGTAGCCCTATATCCCACTGAGTCCGACACAAACTGGAACCCAATGGGTACTCCAGTTGCATAGTAGTAGATAAAACCGGATACCCCCACAGCTCTCGCCGAAATTGAGTAAGGGACATACTGGTACAATACAAAGTCGGTTTCTCTTGGCACCCTAAAACTAATAGATCCAACGGCATTGGTCACGGTTCCTGAGAAGGACGATGTGTTCGAGAATGCAGTAGCGAGAATCCTTGATGTATTTCCATAATTACCGCCAGTATTGAAATCATTGACTGTCGAGATGCTAATTGTTTGAGTAGGCCACTGTCCTGCGTCTAACGTCAAAATAACGCGAGTAGGGTAGCCACTGTCTGTATATGACGCAGAGATTGTCCATGCGTTTCCATTAAATGCAACAGATTGCATGTCCCACTCCGAACTATCCGGAAACCCTATGGGTAGTGTGGGGCTATACGGTGTCCAATTTGATAGATCCGGGGAGTATACAATAAAACCCCCCGATGCAGACGAGCCGATAACAACCCACATGCCGCCCCCGTACGCAATGTCGATCGGGTATGTTCCGGCTGACGTTAACCAAGCCGGTTGAGTTGGGGTTATCCATGTGGTGAGCGTTGTGCTATAGCTTATAATGTTGAACGAGGGAGCCGTCGCATATCCGATCGCCACGATTGTCGTATTGTTCGTAGCAAACTTACTTATATAGGGTAACGCCGGGAGTGTTGTTGGAACAGACCATCTATCTGCCCCGACGGGTTTATAGAGTACGTTACAGTACACGTCCGACGTTCTCTGTCCGTAGACATAGTTTCCGTTTATATATGCAATCGTAACTGGACTACTTGTATCCAAGGGTGAGTTTGTTAAGCGTCCGTTGAGATCAGTTTTTTTGGTCCACGAGCCAGTATTGCCATATCGTTCGTATGAGACGAGAGCCGTTCCTGTTTTTTCCACGATAATCCAATTCGAATTGCCATCGCTCGCTACGCATCCGAATGCTCCGGACAATGTCGGGGTATTATTCGACCAAGTGACACTACCGGTTGTTGAATTGTATACTCCGTCATATACGTTCGATGGAGTAACCGCTACGAAGCCCGTACCGCTCATCGCTAAATCCGGATATCCTGGGCGCTGTCCTGAGATCGGATTACCTGCCGTAAGACTGGTAGACCACGTTTGATTTGATATGACGGGAGTGCCAGCCACAGACGCACTGAATACATAGGAAGACGTCGTCTTAACAGTGTATTCGCCCGTATTACCTATCCAGTATCCGACGAGCATGAGTGGCTTCGGTGCGTCACCGATTGAAATCACCACATTTGTTGTGTTCGATATGCTTCCATACGTCGCAGTAATACCCGCATTGTATAACGCGTAAGGCGCAGGGACACCCGTAAAGTTGCCCGACAACACCCCCGATTGCGATAAAGTGAATACCGGAGCAGGATACTGGGGAGGGTATGTCGTGAAGCTATACACTGGACTGATAAAGTTGCCGGTTGAATACTGAATAGTGGTAAACGGAATAGTAAAGACCGAATTGGAAAACGAATCCACACCATTCTGCTGTATCACTAAGAGGTTGTCGGGGACGACCGTGTACGTATACGATTGCGACGCAGTAGGTGGTGCTTGGTATCCAGTGCTGGCTGTCACCGTAAACGTCCCACCCGTTGTGCCGGTAGGGGTGTCCGAGATCAACCCTGATGGATTTAGAATGAGACCCGCGGGCATGTTCGTGGAACTAAAAGACTGGATCGTGCGCCCACTAACAGTGGTTACACTGAGTTGATACGGGGTGATTGCCCGATTCTGAAAGAAGCTGAATGTAGGCGTTGGCCACGTAAATGTGTCGGCTACGATCTGAAAGTTACTGCTCACGTAGTTGCTCGAAACTCCCAATGCACTTGTTGCAGTGAACACGATGTTGTTGGAGAGCGTTGACGTAGGTGTTCCCGTCAGAATACCCGTGGTTGAATTGAGGGAAAGTCCGTATGTAGCTAAATTGAATGTTGTTGAGTAGGTTACAGCCGAACCCGAGTCGGCCGTTGCCTGCACTTGAAATAAGCCATCAAGTGGCTTGGACACAATAAAATTCGCATTTGATGGTGTTAACGAGAACCTGACGACGTCAAGTTTAGTTTGAATACCAATGGACGCGGACTTCGTGATTGCATTCGAGTTGGTAGCCGTGAACGTATACGTGTTTGAACTTGCAACGGTTGGTGTTCCCGTCAGCCACCAGCGGGTGGGAGACATAACCGAATTTGACGCAAGTGCCAACCCTGCAGGGAGCCCAGATGCCGTAAAGTTGCTGATTCCACTTGTGCTCGGAAAGTAGCTGGCAGCAGTCACAACAACGTCATTAGATCCCAACGCTTTCCCAACGTAGATGTTCGAAGAAGCCGATGCAGTCATGAGCACTGTCTCTGCAAACTGGAGGGTCAGTTTAGATGTCCCGATTGTTTGGACGTTAGTTGAATCCTTATAGATGCCCGACAAGGTGATAGACACTATGCCTGATGATGGAAACCCCGACGCATCTGTCATATCGGGCGTTCCGGACAAACTGATTGTCCTGATATCGTCTGGCATGGTTTCATCGGACGAGACGAACTCTTGACCGTTGGTCTTTGAAAATACAAGACCGCTTGGTAGATCGGGAGACCACAGGTACCTGAAGGTTTTGCGATAGGGATTAACGGGCACCAGCGCCGCGAACGTGGTCGTCGGGGTGCTTTGGATTCCAAGTCCTGTGAAGTCGACGGCTGACGGGGTAATGCGGACAATCGGAACCCCGACGGTGAACGAAATGGATGATGTAGAAATGCTTCCGTTCGTCGAGTTGCTCGCAATCAGCTGGTAGTTCCTTTGTGGTTGCTGTGTCTGTGGGATTCCCACGATATATGAGTTGCTGAACGACAGCCCGTAGGGAAGTGTGGGCACCGAGATAATGCTGTCTGGGGAGTTTGCTGCAGACCACGAGATGTTTGATCCAAGTGTATTGCTAATTCTCTCGTATTGGTAGAGTGTATACGGAGATGACGGTAACAGCTTGACGCGTCCAGCGGAGATGGTAACGGGGTAGTCTAACGAAGTCACAACGGTCGTCCCGTTCATGAGATCAATTGCAAGTGTGAAGGTTGACGAATAGGATGCAGGGGGTGTGCCGGTAAACGCGATGAGCGCTGGATTTATCAAGTTAATGTACGGGGCAAGTTGCGGAGACGATCGACTGGACCGGAGTGTCAACGTTGTCCCGTTACCAGTGATTGCAAAGGTGTAGTTGAACGCTTCATACTTGTATAGGTTAATCGGGACACCCGACAGAATAGATGGGGTCACACTTAGAAACGACTGGTTAATAACGAAAGTGTTACTACTACTTCCAAGAACGGATGTGGTTCCAATGGCGAGCGCGTTTACGTTAAGATTGGTACTCGTCATCGGCGTGTTGACACCCGGTGATGAAAAGGTCAGTACAGTGCCATCGGATGACGAGGTGATCAACGAACCAATCGTGGACGACGAGTAATCAAGTGCATTCAAGGTTACATTCGCAACATAGTTGGGAAGGGAAAATACGTAAGAGAATTGCTGATATGTGTAAAGCGTGAGCGGAGACACCAACGTAGGGGTGACAGTTATTGGAAATGTAGTCACGCGTAGTTTCCCAGTAAAATTAGTTTGGAATTGAAGACCCGTTGCATAGGATTCGAGCGACAACACATATGTCAGATCGCCTGTAGGTATAGCCGTAAATCCACTATCGCTCGCAATAAAAAACGGGTTATCCGTTGTTCCGTACAACGGCACAATCTCCGGACTTGTGGCCGGTTGGGGCAAGATAGCTGGGTATTCGACGCCGCGTATTGACGAATAAGTCAAAGACGGGGACGTGTACCGAATAGAAAACGGAGATGCGTCGTTATCATAATTACTATATACGACAGTCGCCCGTATCGCTAGGAGACCTTCGTCGGTGCGAACTGTCGTAGAAATCGGAAGTCCATATCCGGTCACAGGAGTGGATGTGGTGTAAACAAGTCTGTATTGAGTGTCATCTATATCTGCGGTGCAAGTGATCGTCGGCACAGCAGCCGCGGTGTATAAATACGTAGTCCCGCTTATGGTGATTGCATTTGTTCCCAATGGAATTGTGGCAAGGACATTGGTGTATACGGTTCCTACTAACTGGGTCCCTGTAAGGTCAAGTGTGCGTAGAGACGATCCCATGGTGTCTACGATGTAGAGAACACTACTATTGGCACTCAGCGCAATTCCAGCGGGAGCATTAAATGTAGCCAACTGTCCGTAGCCGTCATGCTCGCCAGCTGTCCCAGTACCTGCAAGTGTCGTCACGGCGGTTGTGGACAAGGTTATCCGTCGTATCTTATTTCCACCGTTATCCGACACATATAAATACGTAGCTGACGCGTCGAGTGCAAGTCCCGTTGGGTTGTTGAACAATGCGTCGGTTCCAATACCGTCTTGTTCGCCAGACTGACCATCTGCCGCACCTGCAACGAGCGTAATTCCATTTTCCGGGTCAGGTATGTATATCTTGATGATCATGTGCTGTACGGCGAAGTAGAGATAGTTGCCGGATATCAATATTGATTGTATGCCAGTTAATCCAGTTAAAAGTGTGGATACAACATTCTGATAGAATCTTCGCAGTGTCCCGGTGGCGCTGGTTATATAATAGGTAGATCCATCAGACGCAAGCCACTGTGGTAGGTTATATATCGGAGTCTGATCGGTGTATACCCCGTAAACAGTATCGCTCGAAGCCGAAAGTGTAACAACACCGCGCATAGTCGTATTCGCCCAAGGCACCGCAACACTTGCGAATGAAGTGTCGGGCAAGATAAGTTTCGATAGGGTTACCCATCTAGTCTGATTTCCGATGTATGCACCAGTAGTTGAGACTGCAACGAAGTTTCCAGGCGTGCTTGCGGATATATCCGTCCAGTTTGCCGATCCCGCCGAGCGCTGTTTCGCCCACACAGATCCATTCCATAACCATATATATCCACCATCTGTTATCACTGCAACGTGCGTGCCACTGACCGCAACCCCGACAAGATTATTGATGCCATTGCCGGGATAGCGTGTGGTAACAGTTCCTCCAACTGTACCTATGCGCAAAGATTGTTCATCAGTTAAAACGGCAAGGATAGGGGATGTATTTGTTGCTTGGACTGCTACGCATTTCTTTGTGGGTGTGCCGGCATTACATGGAAAGGAAGTATTTGTCGTCCATGCGAGACCGCCGTTCGTACTAATGAAAATAGAACCCCTAGTAGTATCGTATATATACATCGTCGCTCCGTCGGGGGATATGGCAACTCCTTTACATGAATTGACGAAGACGGGCATGGCTCCATTTTCATCTTGGTTATTCAAATCCGTAATGACTGACCAAGATGCACCGAAATTACTACTTTTGTACGCATACCCAAAATCATACGCAGCAATCATATATGCCCCCGTTTCCGACGATGCGATGTCGACACACGGTGAGTTCGGAGCGTATTGCCCTGTCGGCATAGTCCCCTGAACCCAACCACTACCGACATGTGCTACGTAGATATATTGCCTGTATCCAACCGCAATATAGTTTCCATTTCCCGAACAAGCTGATACGTTCCAAGAACGTGATGATGGAAGTGGACCAGTCTGAAATTCATCTGCATATGCCTGTAGTCCATTTGTATCTTGTTCGGAACCACCGATGCCATCGCCGGAAATTACAGTTGCGACTCCGGTAGTAGAATTCACTGCCTTTATAACACCTGGGTTTGAATCGGCGACGTATAGATAGCCACCCGGGCCGGAAATAATTCCATGTGGCGTTACAAGCGGGGTAACACTGCTAGTGGGCAAAATACTATGCACGCCGGCAGAAGTGAACTTGTGTATGCTAGCAGGGTTTGTTTTGTCTGTCACGAACTTGTTGCCCGAGCTATCGATCGCAACTCCGAAGACGCTATCATTGCCAAATGAATATGATGTTGCGACTGGATACGTCGGCGTGCTTCCAACCGCCACCACGATCTTTCGAATTGAACTATTTCCCGTGTCTGCAACATACGTCTCAGTGCCGGCACACACTATGCCGGTTGGCTGGTTGAACGACGCAGCTGTCCCCACTCCGTCTGCACTCCCAACTGTTCCCGATCCCGCAAGGACCGAGACTAGAATAGGGCTTAAGGTAATCACGAGTATTCGGTTGTTTGTGTCATCTACAACGTATACGCACGCATTTCCAGCGTCGTAAGTGATCCCGCCGAAGTCTATTGGCTCGGCGTAGAGCGTCGTTAGCGTGTTCGTGACCCCGAGGGTGCACGTATAAACTGTACCTGGTTCCGCAATGTACAGCACATTATTCGTCTCGTCAATTGCTAGCCACAAAGGCGCCCCTACAGTTCCTCCGGTGAGACTTAGAACCGCATCCGTATGCGTTTCGAGATTACGCACACTAATTGCTGAAGCTTCATTATTTGCGATATACAACAGGTTGCCTGCCGCGCGATACGCAAGTCCTAGCGCCGCCAGGGTAACGTTATTCCCAACGCGCTCGGTTGTCACTTGGAGTGTTGCAAGGTCGATCTTGCGAATTGCACCAGTATCCAATTCGGACACATACAAGATTTGACGATTAACGTCAAGAGCAATGCCGAGGGGATTGAATAAAACAGCACCTGTTCCATACCCGTCACCGTTCCCAGTGTAATCAATCGCAACATCTGCTCCGCCCGCGATAATTGACTCGGTGCCCGACGACACAATGATTTTCCGAATACAGTTTTTATCAGCGTCGACGACATACAGTACTCCGTTGATAGAATCGAACGCAAGACCCTTGGGGGTTCCAACGCTGTATTCAGTAAAGATGTTGCACTTTGAAGATGTGAGCGAAGCGTATTCATTACCACCACTGTCGAATGAAATCGAACTGGTTCCGTCATCGGGACCCACCGTTTTCAACACCGGCAACCTAAGTGATACACCGAACTTATATGGGTAAAGTTCGGTCAAGGCAATTGGTGGATACTTACTGGTTACAGTTGATCCACCTGTGAACGTTGTTACTACGTTGTTGACGGTCTTAGATGTTATAGTAGCCGTTCCATTTGTATCGTTGGTAGGACTGTTGTCTATATAAACGGGGGGCGGATTCCATGAATCAGCCGTAAACGCATAAGAAACCGGTGTTGCGGCCGTAGTGGTAACGAGACTCGGAACTGTCGTCGTAATGACCGGTGACGCAGGCGAACACAGTGCAAACTGGCCCGATGCAGTAACCCCATTGGCGTTGCTGTATGTGATGCTCGAGGAATTGGAACTCGCTATGACAAACCATCCGTTGTTTGATGAAGATTCCGCTCCACTGATATAGATTTTTTTGCCGATGGTGTAAGTATTTGGTCCAGTTGATACGTATGCAGGAGCGTAGACGCCGGTATAGGATACAGTTGCCGTAGTTGTACTCGACCCATTAGTATGTGTGAACGCTGAAATGGAATCAAGTGTCGGGTTTCGCACCGCCACCATTACTTACTTACTGAGAGGTTTGGTTTAACTCATAATTACTCGCACCCTCTCCCACTTGGTTTTCTTTCGTGCATGATATACCATCATGTCCTACGCGCGGTCGCCACCTTGACCGTCTTCTTCTTCGGCTTCGGTTTCTCCGCAGGTGGTGCAGGCGCAGGGGGGTTAGTCTCGAGTTGCGCGGGACGTGTAATCTCCATAAACTGAGCTGAAGCCGTCTCCATCGATAGGTCCCGGTAAACCATATCCAATTTGAGCTTCACGAGGCTTGAGCTGCCGTCCATACTCTTCCATGCGAACATTTCGTGTAGCCGACAACCACGGGATAGGCTCGAACGGTATACGCTTGGTCTCTTCCTCCTCTTTCGCAGTGGCGTGGTACTGGATGTACAGAAAACATCCGAACCCCGCAGCTACCAATACAAGCATCACGATGTTCATCATCCATGAAGATGCTTGGACTAGATCATTCTTTCGTTGAATTAAGTTACTTTCAATCCGGCTCAGGTCGAACGTGTCGACGAGGCTGCTTGACATTGTTCTGTAGCAGGAGTCCATTGTGCTCCAAGGAACGACAATACATCCTTCGCCCATGGGTTCTTCAGGCAAGAACAGACGCAGATTTTCTCGGGATACACGAATACATAGCGCTCTAGATCATACAACTGGCGACGGGTCCAGTTTTTTGTGCATACAGTGTGAACACCCTCGGCATATCGCAGAAGGTTATAGTCCATTACGCAGAGGACTGGAGGCTGTGTGTATACGGGTTATTTTTGAAAGCGTCCAGCAGACCCGGTTGCTCATTGCGGTTCGTGTAGACATCCTGCTTGAGGGGCTCCACGTAGCGCTGGGATCCCATCTGCGCAGCCGACGGCGCCTGGCCACCAAAGGTCATCAGAGGGGCCTCAAATCCACGCGTGTTATTGTGGAGAGACTCGTCGCGATGGGTCTGCACATTGTATGACTGCGGGCCAGCCTGGATAGCCATGCCACCAACCGGACCGGCGGGCGGCGCACGACCCTCAACCGTCAGCTTCATGAACTCCTGGAACGGCTCCGTGAAGGCACGGATATACGTCATGCCACCCGCAGCCGCAGTCGTGGCCGGATTGGCGTTGAGCATTCCCATGGACTCGCGGTTCTGCAACTTCATCATCTGCTCGGGGTACAGCGAGTTCGCCACCTGTTGACCCGCAGTGGTATTCACACGATCCAGCGACCCGTCGGCGCCCGTGAGCACCTGAAAGCGGTCGGGGCGGTTCTTCTTGACAGGAGCCTGCAGACCCATCTCGGTGATGTAGAACTTGCCCGGCGTCGGCTGGGACGTGTAGGTGACCTTCTCCTGTCCAACAACACGGAGCTCGTCAGTGGTCTTGGGCATGGCGTACTCGCGCATGGCGTCTTGCGTGTAGCCACCAGACGGCAGGTTCGTGTAGCCGTCATTGACACCCGGTCCAACCTGGATCTGATCAATCGGGAAGGTGTTCTTCATCGCAAGGGATGTCGTCTGACGCTCCTGCTCCCACTCTGTCTCCACCGGTGTCTTCCAGGGGCGACCATTGCCGGCCTCGGGCTTGAAGAAGGCAGGCGCTTCCTCCTTGTGGAAGAAGGTGGTCTTTCCCTTGCCGGTGTAAAGGTCCAGCACTCCCTCTGTGGCACCGGAATACATGGACTGCGTCTGCTTACCACCAAAGAACGGCACCATGTTTCCATGTCCAGTCTTGGTCTGCAGTACAGTGATCTTGTCCGTAGCCAACTCCTGCTCCTCCGGGTTCACGAACGTCTCCATCGGGTTGATCTTGGCTCTCCGTTCACCTGCCGCCTCAACCTTGGGCTGTGTTGCAAGAGAGTAGCCAAGGGCGGCTAAGCCGACAAGCATAGCGACTTCCATTTGTGTATCACCCAAGACAAAATGGATATGCCTTTTGCCAAGGAATTCAATCTCATACAAAATGCCTGCTTCTACTCGTGCTTCTACTCGCCAGAACACGTTCATCGCCAACATGACCGCCGCAATTGCGCGTAATCCAGTCATCACCATCGGTCCTGGTGGTCAGGGGAAGCAGACGACCATGTTTACCCTCACGCCTCGCAACGACAACAAGAAGTGGTCCAAGACGGACGAGCGGACGCTCATTCGCCTCTGTCGTCACACGGAGATGACGCCGGAGCTCATGGCGGCCACACTGGGTCGTACGGAGGAGGCGATTCGCTACCGCCTTGCAAAGATCATCCACGAGCATCTGGATGGTCGCACCGACGAGGCTTCGATCAAGGAGGTCTCTAACTGGCTTCTCCCCAACTACTAGGTTCGGGATGTATTCGTAAGCCGCGATTGTTCATTCGTAGGAAACGGTACCACCGCATGCGACTGGGGCTTGAACAGTAGCCATTGAAAAGCATAATTAGTTGATTTACCATTCTTCTCGACCGGCACATCCATGTCAGTCTTCATTTTTTGTCTGTCAAATGTAGGCGTCGGAACAATAGGTGCGAGTCGCGGATCCATTAAAATATGACGTCAAAATAATGTTGTGGTTCCTGCTCGGAGTCATTCTCGTTCTATTCGTGATTGTGAATTGGACCCAACTGTCTCGCGAGAACTTTTCGCTGTTGGGTCGCGAAGTCGTGAACATATCCGTGTTCGGCGATGAAACATGTCGTCCCGACGAGGAACTGCAGGCAGGATTGTGTTACCAAAAATGTAGATCCAGTTACCATGGCGTGGGACCTGTTTGCTGGGCAGATTCAAAGAATATCGGGATTGGAACTGTGATCGGCCTTGAAGATTGTCCGGATGGGTTCAAAGAAGAAGGGTTGATCTGTCGCGAACCCATCACGGGTGGCGGATGCAATACACACTGCGACGGCAACTGGAACTCAAGTGATGGTGGATTCTGCCACACTCACTGCGATCCCATTGTAGGTGGTCGTCTGAAGGGTCGGTTGGACAATGGTGGAAAGTGTCCGGGTCCACAGGGTGGAGATAAGCCTGATCGTGTCGATGGAATGTGCTACGGTGGGTGTCCCAAAAATCTACCACACCACATGCCGGGAATGCCGTATCTGTGCTATGCGGGCGGTGATCTATCGTATGGTCGTGGTGTTGGTAGGATCCCTAATATGGTGCGCGTAGCTGGGAAGTATACGTTCCTGTAGTAGAACGGATTAATCATCATTCACGGTAATGCCATATGGAATAAAGACAGACCTTTTTACCTTGCATCGCTTATATTCATTACTACATCTCAAGTTGGCTCCACAGTCGTTGTCTTTCTCGCAATTTGCTTCAAGACTAGTATGTGCCAGCCACTCCATTCCAGGATGGTCCTTGATAAAAGCAGATATACGTTCTTGATAAGTTGATCCCGAGTTTAATGTGGAAAGACCCGTGACTACAGGTTCAGCTGGGGGGAACTTCTTCCAGCCACCGTTGTTCATCCACAATTCAGATTGTCCCTTCTCGTCGCGCATAATGAACCGGTTACTTCCGTCTCTGTTGAACGTGACATCGTGTCCATCGTTCTGTCCTCCATCAATCGTCCAAGAACCCAATTTTAGCTTTCCATTGTCAAGGCCGATACCCGCGATACCTTGCGGTCCAGCCGGCCCAGATGTACCCTGAATTCCCTGGTCACCCTTGTCTCCCTTTTCACCCTTGTCTCCCTTATCACCCTTCTGTCCAACAACGCCCACTGCCGACCCAGCTGTTCCGGGAACTCCCTGAAGACCTCTGTCGCCCTTGTCACCCTTGTCTCCCTTATCGCCCTTGATTCCTTGAGGACCTACTCCGCCAATCGGTCCAGCCGGTCCAGCCGATCCAGGAGGCCCAAGCGGTCCAGCGGGTCCAGCGGGTCCCGGCGGTCCAGGAACGGTGCTACCAGGTCCAGCGGGTCCAGCCGGTCCAGCGGGTCCAACATCTCCCCGAAGTCCGTAAGGTGCCGCCGTGCCAGCCGATGTCGTAGTCGGTGCCTCCGAGACCGTTTGGTCGCCATCAGTGAAGTGCTCCTTTGCCACCCCCGACTGCTCAAATTGTGTTCCGTAGTTTGCAGCCTGTCCGGCGAGTGTGGAATCGTAGCCCGACCACTCTGTGCGGGAATACGGGTTCATGTTCATGGTGTTCAGCATCTTTCTGAACTTGGCGACAGCCGCCTTGAATGCACCTGAGTCTACTCCCGGAGGGGGCAGAGGGAGCTCGGTCTTTCCTTTGGGCTTGAAACCGAAGCAGTTGACACCGAACTTGGTGTTGGGATCGAAGTATCCGCCGTTGACGCCCGGACGACCACACGCGGTGCGACGAACCGTGTCGGGCTCGGCTTGAAGAGACTGCCATGTTCCGCGCTGTGTAGGGTAGAGCGCAAACCCACCAGCCGACCAACCGTAGCTACACCATTCAGCTCCATGATTGTACGCATCAATGATCTGCTCAAGGGTCGCCAGCTCGGCTCCGTAGGCTGCACAGACTGCAGGGGCATCCGCATAGGTGAATTGAGAATCCGATACGTGGAAGACTTCGCTGCCGACTTGAGGTCCAGCAGCAGTGGGTGGCGCGGCAGGCTTGGGTGCAGGAGGCGCCGGCTTTGCAGCAGGGGCGCTGCTCATTGTCAGAACATTCATGTCAATGAATCCATAGTACCAAAGAACCAGTACGATCATTGCCGTCACGAGCCACAGCGCAAAGACAGCGATCACGGATCCAGTTGAAAAAAGGACGAAGATGGTAAGGATCCCGACGAACCCCGCCGAGATTAAAAGAGTTGCTTCAACGGACTGCATGCCTTATTACTAGTTGAGGCGATAATACATTAGCAACCGCATCGTATCTGCCATGGGGAACTGCTGAGGTCCGTGGTTGTGGACGTGTTCGTCATTGTAGGTGACCCACGTCTTGCCAGGTGGCATGTCGCGTCCATACGTCCACCAGTGACCGCCATTGAAGCAGACGACTGCGAACAACGCATACTCAATCTTATTGAGCGACAGCACGCTCGAGTAAGTTACCGTAGACTTCAGCGACGTGACGTGGAATGTAAGGATCCGCGGGAACCCCGCCAACAGGAACTGCTTGGAACAGCCCTTCTTCCCACACTTCTCGCACGTCCAGTCAGGGATCGAGTACGGCTGTGCGGCACTGACAATCGCATCGGCAACAGACTCCTTCGGCTTGGAAGGGACAATCGGGAACTCAATCATAGACTCGCGCTTGCCGTCGGTGTAGGCGCAGTTATCACACTTGAGCCGGTTCTCCACGCTGAACCGGAAGAGCTTGTCCAGCATGGGGATCTTGTCGCAGAGGAACTCTAGCAGCTCATGTGAGTCCCCAATTCCTTCACCCGCAGGCATCAGCGTCGTGTTCACGACTGCGTACAGGTCCTTGAGACCCATTGCGCCCGATGACGACCAAATGGTATGGAGGCAGACTTCGACTGGATTTGTGGTATCGTGCTTCTCATCCTGGAAACGCTGTTGCAGGTCCGGGATGCGGAAGATAGCTTGGAGTGCAGCGTTCACCCAGCAGGATCCGCGCTGGTTGCGAAGGCCGAACGACTTCATTGTTAGTGGTTGAGAGTCCATGTTTACCTGAAGAACGCTGAGAAGTCCGATAAGAACGGAACTGGTTCCGTTTTAGACGATCCAATACTGGGCGTGAATTCTTGGTAAGGATTTGGGAACAGGTCCTTGTCACCCGGAACTCTGGACGACCCAAAATACTGGCTATCGGGATCCGAGCCCGTTTGCGATGCACTCGGCAGAACACCCGATGTCGCGAGCGTTTGGTGTTGCGACGGATTCATAATTCCTGCTCCGGCTACCATCGTAGACTCCTTTGGTTTCGGTCCGAGCAGAGTAGGATAGTCGCGAGGCCCACCACCCATCCCGGATCCGGCATTGTCGCCCATTCCAGTATATGCCGGTCCCCAAATGTTACCCTTATTTTTTCCCGCGTTGGAGGTCAGAAACATAGAGGATCCACCCGTGGTTCCTCCGCCTGTTCCGCCGCCCGGGGGTCCGCCGCCCGGGGGTCCGCCCATGAATAAGGGGCTGTTCTCGGGTTCACATCTAGCCTGTGGACGGTAGTACTTGTACCCCGATGAACAGACAGGGTCTGTGGCATTCTTGTCTACGCACGTATCGAATTCAATGGAGTATCCGGCTGGGCACGTGGGAGAGACATCCTTGCTGTATCTATATGTGATACTGTTATAGGTGAGTCCAGCAGCAGTGGCTTGAGCGGGGGTCATTGAATCGGGTCCGTAACATTTGGTCCCGCCCAGGCCAAGAGTTGTGCCCAAGGGACATGTGGCAGGTGTTGACGGAACGTTTGGCTTCTTACACTGTCCGTCGATAATAGATACACCACTTGCTGCACACTTCGGGGTCGGCACTGTGGAACCACTCGTGGAACCACTCGTGGACCCCTGACCAAGTCCTGCAAGAACAGCAGCGTATCCAGACGATGTGGCAGCTCCAGCCGACTGTGTCTGTGCGGCAGTCAACTGTGCATTTGCCACACCGTGGGGCTGCGTGACGAAATAGGATACCAGCAACTCCTTCACGTCGTTCTTCCGGAGCCCCGACAGATTTCTGGACTCCAAAAAGGTGTCTACATTGCCCCTACTAATTGAATTTGTTGCCGGTTGGTACACGGAGGTGTGGAAATCCCCCAGTATACTCGTGATGTTGCTATTCACGATCTTGCGCTGATATGTCAGCAGATCCCGTTGATATTTCGCGTTATCCGCAGGAGTTGCATTTGCCGGAAGCATAGGCTTTGTAGTACCACTTGCAGTCTCAAGGTCCTTTACAAGTGTGGCCGGCATCATGTTGACAATCGTAGGATAGTCAGAGTCGCCATAGGGAGGACCCTTCAGTGTAGCGGTGCTTTGGAACCCCTCGCGCGCGGTCCACAAGAAAAGAAGAGCCAGTGCACCAAACAGTAGAACCCAAGTCCACTTCCTCATTACACTCTTACAAGACATTTCGCTGTGGAAGAAGGAGTGTGACAAACACAGCAACAACGGCGAATGCTGAGATACCGAGGACAACATACAACAGAGTATTGTTGGTCGGCGCAGGCTTCGTGTCGGCGACCGGTGCATCCGCATCAACCGGTGCCGCTGTCGACTTGATCTGTGCCTGACCCCATACGGTGTTCAGTACATCCAAGTATCCCGACTGCGCTGCATTGTTCTGTCCGTTGATGAAGTACATTTTCAGAAACTCGCGAACATCTGAGATGTTTGCCTTGACCCACGACTCAGGGTACGTCTCGAAGAACGTGTCAATCTGTGAGAGGGTGATCGTGGATGTGGCTGGTTTGTACACCTGCCAATAGAACGCGCTCATAACCCGTGCAATCGGGCTAGTATTCGTGCTACTTCCATAAACGATCTTGACCTTATCAGTGTCCGACAGAGTCGTTGAAGACACACCCGCAGTCTTCTTGATGCTGGCTAACATGGTTGGAGACATGAGGTTAATGATCTGCTGTGCAGTGGCAGGTGTGTTTCCGTAGGGAGGACCATGGACCGACGCAGTATCCTCAAAGGATTCACGGCGAGTCCACAGAAAGAGGGCGATCACAGTGCCTAGAAAGAGCCACTTTGTAGTCTTCATTAACTCTCTACAAGACGTTTTCTTCACATCCAGGGGTCTTTGTTTCCGAACACACGTCATAAAACAGGGCTCCTGTCTTCCCAACCGTCTCGTAGTTAGCTTCCCCCAACCTACGAGGTTTTTGCTGTTGAACTAACGGAGCATAATATCCTTCAGGGAGTGGACCACCTGTGCGAGGATCTGCGGGCTCGTACTCTTCTTCTTCGCGTGTGCGCACCTCATCGCGTCCATCGCTAGGTTCGAGCGCCTCGCTTGGACTAAATTTGATTTGCTCCAGTTCCTTGGACGCTGCGCTACCACCAGGTTGAATGTGAAACCCATCTGCAATGATCAGACGGAGAGCATTTGTATCCAGAGGACGCCCAGCAACATCCGGACCAGCAAGGAATTTCTCAATATCGGCTGTCGTGGGTTTCACAGATGCAGGATCATAGACCTTATCGTAGAACGCCTGGATTGCCTTGATGTAGTCGTCGTCGTTTGCACCAATCGGGACTTGTGCGTCAATCTTGCTCTTCCATACAGCGTATAACGGGGATTTGGTATCGTCAGGAGGACGCTGAACGGCAGTCGCAACACCAACCGGTCCACCTGACTTGAATTCAGTATCTACAAACGTCTCTCGCATGGACAGAACCACGAGCAAGAGGAATATAGTGAGTGCGATCCACTCTATCATTATTACTGAACAACACAAAACCAAGACTGCTGTTTCGGAGGGGCAGCCGGTGGCAGAAGGGGTTGCTTGGTTGGACGAACACTCCGGTCATCAGATGCATAATCAAGTGCATAGACACCCGATGCAATTGCCTTGTCCGACGACTCTACGCCTTGCCACGACGATTGCATTGCGTCATACTTGGCCTGCGTATCTGGATCACGAGGAGAAAACTCCTTGAATCCAGTCGCAGGTGTCTGAATTGCAAGAGAGCGGGTGTAGTCGGTATACTGAGCAAGCGTGCGACCGTCGTGCTCCTTGACGGGCTGGGATGCTGCTAACTCCGCAATGGATGTCATTTCTAGTTCTCTATATAAATGCCTACAACAGTTCTCCGTGGCGCCGCCAAGAAAGAGGAAGCAAAGAAGCTTCTTAAGACGTCTCCTCTTCTTGTGTTGTTTTTCATGGAGGGATGCCCTCACTGCGAGGCAAATAAGCCTGCGTGGGACGAGGCGAAGCGGAAGGCCGATGTTCCCACAGCCGAGATTGATTCGGACGCGACGCCCGAGGAGGAGGCTACAGGATTCCCGACAATGAAGTACAAGAGCGATTCGGGTACAACAGAGACATCGGGGCAGAAGAACTCTGGTGATGAAATTCTGGATGAACTGAAGGTGCCGAAGAAATCAGCGGGTGGCCGTCGTCGTCGCCTGCGTTCCCGTCGGCACGTCAATAGAGGGGGCAACCGGAAGAGCCGGCACCGTACCCTTCGCAGCTACGTAACCTTCTGAGAGGAGCTTATCAGCCCGCTGTCCCTTGCCCATGAACTTCAGGAGTCCAGCGTGATCATCCGTGACCACCGTGTGGAAATTACGCTGAGCCTGCACCATCTGGAAAACATCCGTCGTATCCATGTAGATGTTCGACGTCTTTGCAAAGGCCGCATTCACCTCATCACGAATGTCCTTGCGCGTCACATCCGCAGCCGGGGGCATCATGGGGTTGTCCAGAATGTCCGTCAGATGAGGATTCATGAACGGGTTATCATCTGTAGGGCGATTCTCCACGTCACCCACATATCCGGTGACGACAAGTCCGTTGCCGAATGTCTCTACAATCTTCCTCGCCTGCGGAAACATGGCGTTCAGCGCAACCGAGACACCCATGACCAGCGGGATAATGAGTAAGTACATAGGTTGCATGCTCGACAGAAAGAGAAGTCCGGCAAGGTAGATGGAAAACCGAACAACGGCATTCAGCGACTCAGACACAGGCATGTGTGCCGTGGGAACAAATTTATACCAAGTCGCCTGGCTGAGCAGGACACTTGGCTCGGAATACCAAAAAGGTTCTGTTGACATCTCTCTTATCTTCACTTGCGAGACTTTTCACCAAGCTTCCTCTGTAGACGTGCCATCATACGAGCACGGCGAGCCTCGGGGGAGTTAGACAGGATTTGGCGAGACGTGTTTCCAGTTGCCGGCTGCTCACGCTGTCCGACCACCATCTCGTTCATGTACTTGCCAAAGGACGACGTCATCTTTGCACGGAGCATCTCAATCTCCCGAATGAGCTCCTGCTGGTTGATCTTGCCCGTCTCGATGCGATCCTTCAGAATCTCCTGGGCACGGCTCATAATCTCCTTCAGCGCCTCACTATCGTGGGGGTTGCGCAGGAGCCGGATCATCTCATCGGGATCCTCCAAGTTAATGTCCAGATCCTCAAACTTGATAGACTGTACCAGGTCGCCAATCACCGTCGCAAGGCGAGTGTTCATGACGAGGTCAATGATCTCCTTCAGCGAGTTCTGAGTCTCCTCGTCCTCCAGGATGGACATCACCTCGTCCTGCCGACCACCCGGGATGGCACCCTTGAGCTGCTCAAAGATAGCCGCAAACTTCTCCTTCGGGTTGCCATGGAGCACTGAATACATCAGCGCCATGCGAACCTTCTGCCACGCCTCGTCCGAGCCATCCCACTTGACCTGGATGCCCGGAAACAGCTCAGGCGCCGTATCCTTATCCGTGAACAGCGCATTGTCCTTCTTGACAATCTCCATCAAATGGGGAAGGAGTTCCTTCTCAATGTGAGCGAACAGTTCATCAGATGCCTTCGGGAACTTGGTGTCCGGCATCCGCTCCTTGAAATACTGAAGCAGGGTCCGCAGATGCTCCATTTATAGTAGTTGTAGACTAGTCTTGTAAGCGGATTCAACGAAGCGAAGGACAAGTGCGGCGCAAAATCCAAACAGGAACACGAGCATAAACCGATCAGCAAGAATCTCATCGTCATTTAGCACATCAATGTCCAGAATCATTGCTACTGTAGATCACGCAATCTTTAAGCAGAACGGTTGCCACCACGCGAGCCAAACTCAGCCTTCTGCTCGGACGTCAGGCACACGCAACCCAGGTCGCCGGAAAAGGGCGACGGGCAACACTCAGCACTCTGCTTATTGTTGGCAAATGCATACAGCTTCTGATCATCCGTCTGGTCATACGGGTGGGCAGGGGTCGGCATCGGCTCTGTTCCCAGCAGAGGGGACATACCGGAAAATCCCTGGACCGACTGAGTCTCCAGGGGCATACCCTTCTCCTGCTGCATGAACCGCTCCTTCACATCCGGGGCAGCAGCCAGCAACGTGGAATTAACAAACAGACCAGCGAGGAGGGCGGCAACGAAAAACGCAAGGACGGCTGTAGTTCTCTTCATACTTGTGTTTGTGGTGAGAAAAGAGTGCCACCGTCATTCAAAATGGATCTGTGTAGGGCAAAGAAACCAGACTTCACCATGGAGCCTATCAACTACAATAAGATGTACCTCGCCGACCTCAAGCTCATCGCCAAGACCCGTCGCATCAAGATGTACTATATCAAGACAAAGGACGAGCTAGTCGCCCTGCTCAATATGCCCGAGCTCCCTCAGGCAATGAAGGTGGAGAAGATGACAATCCATGAGCTTCGCAAGGAAGCGAAGAAGCGCAATGTCTCGGGGTTCTGGAGCCTTCGCCGGGGGGATCTTGTCAGACTGCTATTTCCTGAGAATGTCAACCAGACTACCCCGGACAAGAATGAGGAGGATAAGCGCCAGGCAGACGAACATCATCAGCCAGAGGAGCATGACCCCAAAGAGGTAGGGGTACAGGATGTTTAAGATTCTTGAAATCATTGGACGCAGCACTTCTGTTTCCAGGGTCGCCTGCATGTCGGCCGACTTCAATTTTTCAACTATATCCTGGATGAGCGGGTCCAGAAACTTCGTCATCACGAAATTTGTCTCTTCGTCAGTATAAACATAAGATGAAGCTCACGCAACCGAAACTCATCCGTCTCGGCATGGTGCTTGCTGGTGTGGTCGTCCTCTACACTCTTTTTACGTCGTATGGTAGTGCCAAGGGTTCCATCCTGGACCGCGCCGAGGAGCTGGGTGGCCTCGGACCCACGGGACCGATGTCGCAGTCGGGTCCTAGCATGAGCCTGCCGTTCAGCATGGGTGGCAACGCCGTGTCCGCCGAGGGACTCCAGGGACGCACCCCGTCGTCCCAGCAGACGTACCAGGAGACGACCCTGAACTCGGACGAGCTGCTCCCTAAGGGCAAGATCGGCGCCTCGTGGGCCGCCGTGAACCCGGCCAGTGGCGATGACCTCAAGGGCCAGAACTTCCTGCAGTCTGGTTACCACTCGAACATCAATGTGATCGGCATTGCCCAGACCAACCGGAACCCGACGTACGACATCCGCTCGGAGGTGCCGAACCCGCAGGGCAAGGTCGGCCCGTTCCTGCAGACGACGATTGACCCGGATCCGTTCAAGTCCACGCGCGCACTGGAGGGACTTTCGGCTTAAATCTCGTAGTTAAGTAATGTATCCCATCGCTATTGGCGTGGGGGCTGTCATGGCTCTCTCCTACTTTGCCGGCCCCCGCAATACCTCGCCAATGGTTGGTCCCGATGGAAAAACGTATGAGATACAGAACCTGCCCAACAAGGAAGAAGCCGTCAAGCGAATGTCGGGCATTTGCGAGAAGCTGAACAAACTGAGAGAGCACTATGCAAGTGAACCGGGTCTTGCGGCAGATCCACCGGTTGCTCGCTTCCTTGCGCGGTTCCAGCCCGATTGTTTCGTAGAAAATGATATGTCATCCAAGGATACATCGTATTCGGAGAACAAGGGTCAGAAGATTGTCGTCTGTCTGCGGGACAAGACGAAGGCCCCCGACTATCCGTTGATCGAAGAGAATACGGTCATGTTCGTCATGCTTCATGAAATGGCGCATCTCATGACAGAGACGATTGGTCACACTCAGGAGTTTTGGAACAACTTTAAGCGAATCCTTCACGACGCCGTCAAGCTTGGTATCTACACCTCTGTGAACTATGCGCAGAAGCCCACCCCGTATTGCGGGATGACTATCACTGATAATCCTATCTAACCTCACTATAATGGAGTTGAAGTTGCCTCTTGAAGGCTCGTCAACAATTCTGTCATTCTTCCCGGATGACACAATTGAAACTGTCAGGCAGGTTGTTGCTCTTGCAAAGCAAACACACCCAGATCGTCTGTTCATTCAGATTGAAGTGGAACTGCCGAAAGATTACTATTCATCTAACCCGAAGCGGTGGATGGATCTGTTCTACCGGCTCTCGCACGGAACAGATCGCGTTACCGCAAAGGTCTTGGATGCGTACCTGACACACGTCCGCCCAGGGACAAACGTAACGGCTCGCGATATCTCTCGTAGCGACTGGCAGTCGGTTGATGATTCTGTGGCTCTTCTTTTTAGTCCACCGGATGCATTCAAGGAATGGCGCATCCTTGGTGTCCCCGAAGAGAAGTCTGTAGTGCTTCCCGTTCCTCCTGTCGACACACTCATTCCGGCTGCATACAGACCCATTCCCGCTCGCCAACTTCTCTTTGAGACTGTGCATCGCGAAGAAGCCCATACACTTTCTGCACTCGAAGTGGATCCAGATACAAGCGACACAATCAAGGAAGTTTATTTTCCGTTCTTCCAGTCGTCTACACCGGCAAACATAGAGACACTGCGCGCACCGCTCAAGGCAACTCATGATCGGATCATTTCCCTAATGGATCTCCCTAGCCCCCCGCCAAGCCGCGTGTCAATCTTGCGAGCCAAATGGTATATTCCGCTGATCTCGACCAAATTTACGGCTCCTAGAGTTCGATTTGAGCAGATTTTTTATGGATTAACCGTATCCCCCGCAACACCTGTTGTTAGTTACTTCACATCCAGGGGCGAGACGACTCGGCACAAGTTCTATGTAGAGAATCCCAAATCAAAGGAGCCCTTGCTCGATATTCCAATGTGGAAGGCGTGGACATCGGGTACGCAACCTCAGCGCCGTCTTCCGACGCTCTTGCTGTACCGTGGCAAGTCGCGATCATCGTTTGATCGTATTGCGATTACCAACAAGGACATTGTCGTGTCTACATGGAGAGGTAAGGATTCGAAAGAGACGCTCGAGGAACTTCAGGAGTCTATGCTTGAATGGCTCCAGTCGCTCGATGCCGTGATGCCATTCATTGTTGACACGGATATTGGACTTTCCCGCTGGACACTGAATGACCTGTCGGTCGTTGCGTCGTATGCCAAGGAGATCTCGGAGTTCGATATGCGCCGGTTCAGCTGCCTTCAGACCATCTTTAGTCACCAAGACAATGCATTTCGGTTATTGCGTGCCGATCGGGAGACCGATGTTCCCGCCGAAGTTCTTCGCGCATATACTATTTTGCAAGCCGACGGATCGCTCGAGACTGAGATGGGAGTCTCGTCTGCAGAAGCAGCGGAATTGAAGGAGAAGGTCACCGCTCTTGAGGAAGACGAGAACTTCAACTTTGAAAAGGCTACTGGGAGTTACCCGGTGATCTCCTTCTCTTCAAAGGATGTTATCGTCAAGTTCGTGAAGAACGTGGGGCGGGTCATTGAATATGCGAGTATGTTGCGTTATGTACTCACATCCGACAAGCCCGAAGTGAATGCGCTCTGTCCTCGTCGCTTAGAAACCGTAGAAGCAACGGCTGGTGTTGCACAGGCAACCATCGAAGTCGCAGACGACTTTGATTTGGAGGGGTTTGAAGAGTTTGGAAGCGACGAACCTGCCGAACCACAGGGGAGCAACGCAGCGGCGGCACCCGCCAACCTGCTTAGGGTGAAGAAGGGCGGCCCGCTTACATCGCACAACTACTTCAATGACCGCATCACGCAGATTGATCCTGAGTTGGTAGATGGCGATTATTCCAAGACATGTGAGAAACTCATTCAGGTTGTTATCTTGACACCTGAAGATCAGGCAAGGATACCGGAGCAATATAATTACTCGGGTGCATCGGAAAACGAAAAGATGAAAGTTGACAAGGGTATTGCGATTTGCCCGCAGTACTGGTGCATGCGCGATGAGATCCCCTTGTCGGAGGGACAGCTTGTGACCGACGAGGTAAACGTACAACACTGCCCGGTATGCGATGGCAAGGTCCGTATCACCGACAAAGAAGACGCCCGCGAGTTCACTGTCATAAAACGCAAGGCTGATTTCAAGTACCCCGACTACAAGGACCCATCAAGCAAGACATCGAGCAAGAAGAAGGCACCCTGTTGTTACAAGAAACCTGCAACTGCAGCCGCATCTGAGGTTCTGGGTCCCAAGACAGCAACGGACGATTATTACGTACTGTCTGCAGGTGTTGTTCCTGCCCTTCGTATTTCTTATTTGCCTATTGACCTCGCCAAACGTCTTGGCGTTAAGACGGACTACTTGAAGACATGCCCTAGGAATCGCATCGAAGCCTCGGCTACAGACATGTTCCGCGTAGGTGTTGGGCTCCCCCGTGAAAGTCTGCCGGTGTTACTGCATGATGAGCGCCCAATCCCTACCCCGTCAGATGCAAAAGACAAGATCATCCAATGTTCGTTCTTCCGCACATGGAAAGAACTGGGTGATGGCGACACTCTGATTGAGCGGATCACAAATGGTATTGATAAAGCATATCGTGACAAATCTCTTCCAGCATTGGATGAGATTGAGTACGTGTCGCTTATTCTCGACTGTCGCGTTATGCGCATCAATACGGCCAAGAACACAATGTTATGTGGATTCTGGTCTGATAAGACAAGTGCCAAGTCAAGAACGATTGCACTGCTTGATACCGATGTGCTTGGCAAGGTATCTCGTCGCGCAGGAAACGTTGGCACAAAGTTCGACTATGTAATTGACGTAAACAAGTTTGAAGAAAGCACTAAGGTCAAGTTGCGTCAGCTACACGTCTCAGCATGCGCAACCACGGTTCCCTCTTTTGACGACGCAGTCAAGGAGCTGATGGCAAAGAATATCTCAACTTATCAGGTTATCCTTGATCCGTTCGAGCGGGTCCAGGCCGTCTTTGTCCCGCAAGAGGTCGTACTCCCTGTTCAACCAATCAATATGGAGATCTCTCGTGGCGTTCATGTCCGGTCTGGATATGCAGATGTCAAGGACGAAGAACTTCCGACTAGCAAGACGTTGGGAGAGTTTCTCAATGACACACGTCACACTGGATTCAAGAGAACCGAGGTCCTGTATTCCGCAGATGGGTCCTACAGTGAGTTCTTGCTGGAGTCTGGGTTCCGCGCCTTGTTCCGTCCGGAAGAAGCAGAGGATGAAGACATTGTCAAGGAAGTCATGCAAACAGTTCGCGAACACACTGAAGAAGCACTTGTACATGCGAAACCTAACAGACAGGATCTGAAGTTAGCGAGTGACATCACGTATTCATCTGAGGTATTTGAGTTCCTGATGTTCTCCCTGTCAAAAGATATTCAAGATGCTGATCATGAAGGCCTGCGCAGATCAATCGCAAAGCCAACCGAATCTCTCTACAAGGACCTTACAAAGTGGCTGGACCAACAGGCATATTGGGACGAAGTGAGTGAACCTGTTCAGTTTGTGAACAAAGTTCGCACACCTTGTGGGCAGATGGAACAAGAGTCCTGTAAGAAATCAACGCTGTGTGGTTGGCATGAAAATACATGTAAAATCAAGGTGAAGTCCATCGTAGACAAACGCCAGGTTCTTACGCGGATGGCAAAGGTCATCAAGGACAATTCCAAGCAACGTGCTCTGCTGTTGGATGGACGGTTGTCTCCGTTTTTCAGCACGATCTTGTACCTGGAAATGCCTCATGAACTGATTACAAACGACGTCTAGTTTTGCACCCCTTGCCTTTTGATCTCAGTCTATCATCTCGATGAAGCATCGCGGCGAGGCGTTCTTGCTTTTCGATGGACGGACCAGTCCAGTGAGGGCGCTGACGGTTTCTAGGCTGCATGAACGTGCGAGCAAGCTGCTGGATTTCTTCTTCACGCGCTTCCTGCACTCGTTCGATCTGTTTCGTCCGCAGGAACTTCTGCGGACCGCTTAGCACGCGTTCACGACGCGTTTTCATTGTAAACACAATAGAAAGTATTGACACGGAGATCCGTAGCAATACTTGCGTTCATGGGGAATCGAACCCCAGCTAAGAGAATGGAAATCTCTGATCCTACCACTAGACGATAAACGCTACTCCTTGGTGGGATTGAACCACCGACTTATTGCGTGTAAAGCAATCGCTCTACCACTGAGCTAAAGAAGTTTTGCTCCATGGTGGAATTGAACCACCGACCTACCGCTGATTGTAAGGAGCGACCGAAGGAAGCGACGTACAAAGCGGGTGCTCTACCTCTGAGCTAAAAGAGCTAGTGTTTGCGGGTTCTGCGCCGGCGACTCTTGCGAGACTTGCGGGTTCTGCGACCGCCCTTGTTTAGGAAGGGATTGTTCTTCGGATTCATAAGCTTTGCGAAGTCAGCTTCATTTCCCGCATCTCTCATGTTCTTAGAAAATCCCAATTGGAGTTCTTCGCCCTCCTGTTGTTTTCTTATTTCGTTCTTTTCCTTATCGGTGGGGCTTGCGACAACAACCGCACCTCTTGCAGAGCTAGGGATTGTGTCTGGTCTGCCCGTCTTAGGATTGATCCGATCGGGAGTCCTAAACCCAGGTTTCGATCTCTTTAGGAGATTGGAAAAAGGGACGGGCATTATATCTACTCGAGATTTACGCCTTCGGGGCCGGCTTGACGAAGTGGACCTTCAGGAAGGACTGGAGGTTCAGGTACGTCACCTCATCCTTGTCCGACACGCGGAGGAGCTTGGCCAGCGCGGCGTTCGGCAGGATGCGACGCTTGAACGAGGGGTCAAAGCACGAGTGCTTCTTGACGTACTCGCTGATGAACTTCGTCACCTGCGTCTGCGAGCGCGTCTCGCCAGCCTTGAGGCCCATGAAGTGGCACAGCTCCTCCGTCAGCGGGCGCTGGACCAGGAAGGCGTTGTTCGCGCGACGCTTCTCCCAGGCCGCGCGCTGCTCGACCGTCATCGTGGCCGGGTCAACCTTCTTCTTCTTCTTGGAGTCGCGGGCCTCGCGCTTGGCCGACTTGGCCGCCTCCTGCACCGCCTTGACGGCGTCGCGGACACGGGTGGAGAGGTCAGCGCTGAGGGACTTGAGCGTCTCGGCGAGCGCGACGAGCTGGGCCTCCGACGAGGCAGCCGGGACAGCCGTGGCCGGCTCGACGGCCGGGGCAGCGACCGTCGGCACCGTGACCTCCGCCTTCGCGGGCGTGGTGGTCTTGGTCACCTTCGTCTTGGGGGCGGCCTTGGCAGGGGCCACCGGGGCCGGGGCGGCAACGGCGGGGGCAGGGGCGGCGGTCTTCGGGGCAACATCCTTCTTGGCGGCAGGCATCTTGTTTGACTTAGAAACAGAAGAAGAGGCAGACATCTTTAACGCACTGGTATACTCTTACCTCCGGCGGTCATCTAAACCCTTTTCTTTTCCACAAAGGGGGGAGGGGGTCTCTTGGAAAATGTCAGCATCCGTTCCTTGGCTCCGAGGTAGTATGCCTGGTAGGCGAGGACGGGGTCGTCGCACTTAAACTCGTCGGGCATCGCCATTCGGAAAGGGGTGCGGGGGACGACGGGCAAGGGTGGGAAGTTGTCAGACAGCCACGCAATATGTGCTTCGGTCTTATGATGCTTTCCATAACGATACGTGTATTCGCGACAGAGGCAAAGCCCGAGATCCGAGAGCCAACGATAGTTCTCAGTGGACTCGCGCACCCAAATTGCGCATGGGTGGTTGGGGTGCGTCTTGCGATAGGCGTCTGCAGGGATGTTGTCGGGATCTACGACCCAGTGTGCGCAGTACAGAAGTTGAGCGGTTTCAAGAATCATCTTGACGACATGCTTGTCGCAATGATACTCGGCGGCTTCGCGGGCGTTCAACGAAAGTACGAAGATATTCATGGTGGCAACTTCAATTTTTTTGGGAAAAATGATTTCGTTTTACATGAGGTGAGCGGGTATCTGCATTGCGGGGGCGATGAGGTCATTGACGTTAGCCCTGCCCGCTTGAACATCTGCAATCATGGCAAGGATTCGTTGTCTGAGGGTTAATTCTTCGTGGCGATCAACGAACCTAACCACTCGTGAAGCCTGATACAACTCGAGCCACTTGCGGAGGTGTTGATTTCCTCTCGAAATGAAGATGACCTTGTCGGACGTGGCGACCTTGTCCCCGTGCAACTTATACGGGTACTGTTGTCCGTCGTCGATTCGAACGTACACGTGTCTCTTCCAGTCGCCTCCGAACACTTCTTGGGCGACGGATTCAACAAGCGGTATAGTACCTGTATCACGTTCGCCATATAAGAAGAGGAAGTTGTAGTTGATCGCATCCACCCTAGGCATATCCTGCGGTGCCCTAGAACGCATGAACTCGTTCAAGAAAGCGCGCTTCTCCTCCGAATTGCCGATCGTAAAGTGCTCGTCGTTCATTTATTCCTTTCTGTGAAATTAATTAGTTAGAACTAAACGCAACTAACTAACAGCGATAGATGGCTGACATGATATTGAACACAGTATTGTACGGCTCCTTCTGCAGGGTGACGAGCCGCATGAGTAGCCTGACAGAGTTAACGATGTAGCTAGCAGAATTTGCATTCGTCAGTTGGTTGGAGAGCATATACACACACAGCCCCGAGGCAACGGGACAGTCCTCCCGCAGAAAGCGCCACATCGTTATATGGGATGACTTCCCGAGACGGATAAGTTCATTCAAAGATACATCTGTGAACCCGTTATCCGCAAATGCTTGACACACCATGATCCATCGGTGTCGTATACGTTCGTCCGCAGCAAGGGGGTCCGGAGGTATATCCATCTTGCGATTAAGACGAAGCACCCACATCTCTCGAAGTCGCTTACGGACGTCTGTGGTTAGAGGGCATCGCGTGTACGGATTTGACGGATCAACAGATTTCAGAGCCCATGACCAAATAGACCCGAAATCAAACCACCACACCTTGCCATTCTCCTCAAATGCAAAATAGTCAAAGGGGTGTTGCCGAGATGCCTCGGTGCACGATACGAGCTCCTCGTCATTTGCGAGGTCTTTACGACAGAGAACGCCAGGTCCAGCAATCTGTAATTGATGCCGGACGAGCCACCTTCTTGCAAACGACTGACACACAACAACGCGCCCATCTTTTTCGTTCACGTCCTTCCATAGGTCTACACTTTTTGCCCTGGCGTGAGTGCCACATAGCGTATGTCCATTCATCGCATTTGCAGTGCACTGGGTTGTAGCACCCTTTCGTTTGGTGGCAGCACACCTGGTCATTACCTTCTAGCGGATAGTTCTTGAAAGTAGAAACGTGCAGACAAAATGGATCTACAGATAGCCAGAGTAGTAAGACCACACAACCAGATCAAAATGTCCGTCAACGCCATCGTTAACGCTTCCAACCTCGACATCAGCAAGGTCAGCTTCGGCGACATCCGCGTCAGCAAGAACAATGGGTCCAAGAGTATCCCAATCAAGTACAACGGGCAGAATTTCCAGATGCGCATCCCCAAGATCCAGTACCCCATGGGCGTGTCCATCAAGGAGACTGAAAATGGTACCAATTACACGATGCTCGCGAGCCTGCGTGGGTGCGACTCCTATGCGAAGGAGCGTGCGCCGGCAGAGGCGGGCGAGATCGGCCAGATGTACAACTTTCTGAAGGACCTTGAGGAGAAGGTCATTAAGACGGCTGTTGAACGTAGCAAGTCGTGGTTCGGTCGTGATCGTAAGGAGGATGTTCTCCGCGACAGCATGAAGTCGCTGGTGAGTCCTAGCGTGGAGAAGCAGGGTGCTGAGTGGGTGCCGAATGGCAAGTATCCGCCGAGCTTCCGCATGAAGGTGCCGGTTTACCCGAACGACAAGGGTCAGCTCACGGTGAGCATGGATGCAGTGGATATGGCGAACCGCCCGATCCCCCTGACGCCTGAGAACCTGGAGCAGGCGTTCCCGAAGCGCATGGAGGCTCGCTTCATCGTCAGCCCGAGTATCTACGTTTCGGGCCAGGGGTTTGGCGTGACGTGGCGAATCTCGTATGCCCAGGTGTCGGCTCAGCAGCGTGTGACGGCGGCTCAGATGTTTGAGCCGGAGGAGACTCTGGATGATGAGAAGCCGTCTGCGGCGGTTGAGATTCCGACGGCGTCGGGTGAGGATGATGAGGAGGAGCAGCAGGAGGAGAATCGGGAGTCTGCGAGTGCACCGCCGGTCGTGACTCCGGCACCGGCTCCTGCAAAGCAGGCTCGTCGTCGGGTTGCTCAGCCTTCGGCGATCTGAATCCAAGAAGTTCCCACACACGTGAGCCACTAGGTGGCTGACAAACATACATGTCATCGTCAATAAACACTATTTTTGACTTATCGGGGAAGTCTAACGGAGTGGCAGTATGGCAACAGCTACCCTTTTTCAATGTTTTGAGACCACACTCGATGCAACTGTAGACTGTCGGTATGTTCAGTACCGCGTTGACGTTGACAATGCGGGTATCGTCGTGCAGACACGCTGCTAAGATCTTGACCGGCGTAGTCCAATCCTCTGCGAGAAACCGCTCAACGGTTGTCTGTGGGAGTACAGACCACAAACTATCCTCTGTAGTCCACTCTTCTTGCAATAGAGTTGAAAAAGGGTTGTCATAAAACCACAAAATACGGAAGTCGGCGTGGTCGGTCAGAGAGTGCTCAACTAATCCAGTGCGCTCTAACTCTTCAGTGTACAACCAATAAACATTTGCGTGTACGTACTGTGTATCGCGGGAACCCCGATAGACATCACGGCCATCCATTGACCATAAATCGGAGACGACATCTACATCGTGCTCCACAACGTCACGAGAGAGGTCTATATAGAGAACACTTGGGTCAAGGACCGATTGCATTACTCAAAGGACACAACAACCTTCACGTCATGGTGACGCACAGCCTTCGTCGCAGACCGGCTCAACTCGTGACGCTTGCGACGAGTTCCATCCTCGGTCGTCTTGGGCTGAATGGTCGTGGAACAGGCATCCATGTCTGCATGAATCGCATCGTAATTGTCCTCGAGGTACTTGAGCACGTCATCCTGCAGAGCCCACTCAAAGAAGTTGAGCTGGCCCACCGTCGTGTCAAGACCCATGAACTGGATTCGCTTCCAACGGCAGAAGGGGTCAAACATCTTCTTGCTATACGCCTTCAGGTGAGACTTGTAGGCAAGATAGACGATGACATGGCGATTGCCCACCAGGTAGGCGACATTGTGCTTCTTCGCATAATTGGTCACAAGCCAGTCCAGAAGACGCAGACTAACCTTAGACTCGCCTGAAAGGATGCTCTGGACCTTCTTGAAATTCTCCTCGTTTGAATAGAATCCCTGCAAGCGGTGAAGAACCCAATGATCGCGGTTCTGGATGACCTCCATTTTTGTATTCTTACTGCGGTAATCTCGCTTAAAGTGGGTCGGTAGAGTAAAGATAAATGGCTGAGGTTAATGCTCGTACGACTATCGTGCCAACTGGAACACACCCTATTCCCGAACGAGTTACGGCAGACTATATTGATGCTGGAACTGGTATCGGAATGGCGGTCTGCATTGGAGAGGTTATTGATCGTCTTCGCGAGTCTGGTAAGGTCATGGAGGCTACCACCCCGGGTAAGTTCATGATGGTTGAGGGCGACAAGGTCTACCCTACGTTCCTAGACATGTTGCGCGATCAGCCCCAGCCCCCCGATCCGGTGTTCAAGGAGAATGACGTTCTGCCGATCATGGAGGATAAGGGCGTTCCCCTCGGTGAGCTGGACGAGATGGACATTGAGTTCAAGAAGATGTATGAGGAGATGTTTTCACGCACAAGTGAGCTGGGCGTCATGGGAGCAGGCGACTTTGAGGCTCGCCTTCTTCAACGGCAAAATGAACTTTCGAACAGCAAGGTAGAGAACCCTAATGGAGGAAGCCCTAGCGTCCTATCTTCTGGAGGATCGCCCATATACGCACCTCAACGCCCGTCTACGCCGTTTTACCACGCTGTGCAAATCCCTTGCACCGGGGATCTCGTACCGCCTCCTGAGGATGGAAGTTATGCGAGTGATGCAAAAGATCATGACGGGGACAACGGGGCGCATGTGGATGCGTGATAGGGCATTTGAGCGGACTGTTCGTCTGTATGGAAAGCAGGACCAGCGGACGGATGCTTGGCACGCCCAGCGGGGGTCCATGATTACTGCGTCTGAGGTGTCCAAGGTGTGGCAGACACCTGCATCTCGTCTTGAGCTCCTGGAGAAGAAGCTGGAGCCACCTGCGAGGGCAGATAGTAATCCATTCAATGCAATTCCTGCACTGATTTGGGGAACGCGATTTGAACCGGTTGCCAAGAAGATCTATGAGGATACGACGGGGTGCGATATCATTGATGTTGGTTGCTGCCAGCACCCTGTCCACAAGTTCCTAGGTGCCTCTCCGGACGGCCTGATTGTGCCAAGGTATGCCGACGCCGATCCAATGCGCTACGGTCGTCTGGTGGAGTTCAAGTGTCCGATGAGCCGTGCTCGCAAGGATGAGATCCCGAGTTATTACGTGCACCAAATGCAGATGCAGATGGAGTGCACGGGGATTGATGAGTGTGAGTATGTGGAGTTCCGGTTTAAGCAGTCTAATTTCACCGAGTGGGACAAGAGTGTTGAGACGAAGGGTGTCTTTGCAGTGGACCCGATTGGAAAGGTGGATTACAAGCCCGACACCATCGAACTTCACCAGTGGCAATCTGGGCTAACGGAGGACTACCAGTATGTGTATTGGATTCTCACGGATATCAAGAAAGACTTTGTTCCCAAGGATCCGAATTGGCTGTCAGACCACTTACCCGATCTGCGGGCCTTCTGGGACGATGTAGAACGGCACCGTAAGGAGGGGACCAAGCCCGAGCAACCACCGCCTAAGACCTTGAGCATAGATATTTGAACCACGTCCAACACGACAAACGAGGAGCGGCGAATTTCCGGTTCCACTCATCAATTGTATACTGACTCCCCATTGACTGATTACATCGCGAGCAAATGGGGACCAAGTTGTTCACATCTGTTTGTCCACCCTTGCACTCTGGGATATTGTGCCCACAATGGAAATCAAACACGTTCATGGTATTCGTACACCACGAGACCCTGCATTTGGTTTGAAATTTAGGCCCTACATGAACTAACCATACTTGTTCGCGAAGAGCTTTTGGGATTTTTGCCTTTATTGCCATTAGTCCTTCTCACATACGGCTCTTAAACTGATTTACCTGCCACGGTGTATCAGATCCGAGTGCCTCACCAACTCCATTATCCTGAACAAAGTGGTTCGTCTGCTGGGCGTACGACGAATCTTCATGAGCCATCGCACGCTTCTGCTGGCTACGATCCGTGAACTTAGACTCCGGACTTCCTCCGTAGAATCCCTCCAGTCCAATGAGCTTAAGAACGCCGGCTACAACGACAATTGCAAGTACGAACCAGATCCACTGCTTCATTGTTCAAGCTCCCGAAAAAAACGAATGTCATAGTTTGTAAGAGAGCAGGCAATACAATGGAGGAAAAGGCACTCGATACTCTCCGCACGATGCTTGGGCGCCGTAAGCTTGAGACGACCACCGAGCGCATCACAACTGACAACAAGAAGATGGAGAAGGTGACGCTGTATACGATCGGGAGTGTTCTGGTCTCGTTCAGTCAGAAGGACAAGATTCTCTCTACGGACGTAACCAACGTATTGACGTTCGCAGAGGAGAATGGTCACACGACGGGTATCATCATTGTGGCGATGAGCCCCCCGTCTGAGAACGTGTTGCGCGTTGCCAAGTCTCATTCCAAGAAGCGTCTTGCCTTGTTCCATATTTGGCAGCTCCAATTTGATATCACGACCCACCGCATGGCCATGCCGCATCGCATTCTCTCAGACGATGAGCGCACTACGGTGTTTGATACCTTCAAGATTTCGGACCCGGAGAATCAGTTGCCGTGGATTGATTCGCAGGATACGATGATTAAGTGGATTGGAGCCATCCCAGGCGACGTGGTCGAGGTGACTCGCCACTCGGACACCGCTGGGCGGAGTTTCTACTACCGCTATTGCGTTGAGGATGTAAATGTCGCTCAGTAATAATGGACGCTCTAGAAACATCCTACGAGGCAAAGCGCGATCAATACAATTCATTGATTGCTGCGAACAATCCGTCAGATCTATCTGCAATTCAAACGCTGAATGAAGAGATGGCTGTGCTTCTTCATTCAATGTTAGAGCAACTCGCTCTAGTTAAGAGCAATGCAGCCAGTATGTCGACATATCGCGACGAACTCTTGATAGCGCTTGTTGGTATTCAAAACGATGCGTCTATCATGCGCGAACAACGCGATCAGTATATAACGCTCCGTATGCTTCAGTCACGAGATCAGGCAGTGTTCAACTCGTCCTTTTTTTGGTACGCACTTGCACTCGGGATTACAGCGCTGTTGTTCGTGCTTGTCTTGATGTGGAAGGGTGGCTATAAGGCCCCTACGATTCCGACAACAATGAGTAGCCCGAACACAATAGACGCCTTGACATAGAGAGATGTTTCATCGACTACAGCGACCGCATGAGAATGAAGCTGTTGTGTCCGAACAAGCTCGTCTTGCAGAGCAGGGCCTTGCTTTTGGATTTTCTTGGACTTTTCATGTAGATCAACAAGTTCGCCAGTCGTATCTTCATAGTCCCCAACAAACTCCTGGATGTATGCATCGTTGTTCTGAGTAGATGTATGAGCATTCGCGATTGCCTGATTCACAGTAGCAAGTGCAGATTCATATGCAGTCTTGAACCCACTCTGACCAGTGACCTTATACGCTGCGTAGTTGTTCTTGTATGTATTCAGAGCAGCCCAAAGATCAGGCGGGACACCGTTAGGAGAAGGAGTCGGTTGCGTACTACCGTCATTCATTGCGCTCATTATATTCCCGTTCCTAAAACAAAATGCCCACTTCTCCCTTTGGACAAGTCAATCCTCCCGTTCGTCGTGCGATGGTTGGGGATGCATCTGAGTTTACTCGCTTTGTGAGGATGTCGTCTACGATTGCGCCGTATGCCTCGAAGAATCAGGGTGCTAGCCCTAATCTGCTGGGCTGGCGCGATATGCAGGCGACCCGTGATGTCCGCGTCATCATGCCGATTCTGGGTGCCTTCAAGAGTTTTGTTCCTAATCGTTAAACAATGGACTACGAGACAATCAAATCGCAACACGCAGGGTATGCGGTGGAATCTGATGTAAGTACGCGCATGAAGGAAGTAGCACACAGTCTCAAGACCCGTCATGTACAACCGGTTCCGATCAAGGAGATCCGAAAGGAGATATTGAACCCGCGTAGTATGTCCGTCATCCAAACAGCTCTATTTACTATCCTGTTGGCATTAGTAGAATTCTTGGTTGTCCCTGGACAATACGCGTCCTATGCTGTCTTTTTGACTTTGTGTGTCGGAACGTCTGTTGGAATCTATCTGACTACTAGATAATGGGGGCAAGGTTCTCGCTATCGTGTCCGAAAGAATTCACAGTTGCTCCGGCTGGAACAGCGTGTGTACTCCCGTGTCCGGAACCGAAGGGATACCATTTAACAGCAAACGGTGCCGTGTTATCTTGTACGTATACGGCTGATCCAACCATAAGCGTGCCCCTAACATCGACGCCGATGTACATGACTGGTGGGGAACCGGGTGCGCCACAGATACCACACGGAGCAAGCTATGAAGATCTCCCAAATAAGGATATCTACCAGCAAGAGGTTGATCGGTTTGATGCCGCGCTTGTCGTCGCAGATGCAAAGATAGACACGGAGCTTAAGATCACGACTGCCTTCAAGTCGTTGCAGGATGCCGAAAATGCTCGTGGCACGCCGGCCGGGGAATTGGCATACGAAACTGCCCGTATTGCATACTATACGCTCACCAAGGGCGACTCGTGGATAAACGATGAGCAAGCTCGCGTTGCCGCCACAGAAGCACAGCCTGTCGTGGATAACATGGTTGCACAATACAGGGATTTGAACGCCAAGCGAACGCAACAACAGTCTACGATTGAGGTGATTAATGGACTGAAGGATAAGGTATTGTCCGTCAAGGATGATCTCGGGTTTTCGGTCAAGACGTTTCAGAAGCAGGTAGACGCAATAAGGAATCAAATTAACATTGACAAGAAGAACCAGGCAGAGGTACTTCAGGCAACAACATCGTGGGTTGACGTAGTGCTGAACTGGCTCATTGCGATTGTGACTATCATCTGTATTGTGATGCTCGTCCGCCGGTTCTCCAGGGGCAAACCACCCACCCTTGAGGAAGTTGAAACACAGGCGAGACTTATGCGGGCACAGGCTTTCCTGAAAAATGCAAATGTAAGGGCTGCAACAAACAAGAGTTGGCTCTGATAATGCGTTCACGCACCTCAGAACGACTACAAGACCAACACAATGGAGGTAACTGACTCTCGCACAGTAGCAGACTTCCAAAAGACAACATTCTGTGGACATCCACGTTCGCACGTCGTGAAGGTTCTCCTTCAAAACGTACAGCTCGGTCACGCAGATTACGCATGTTATTGGTCACTTGAGCTTCTTTGCTCTGGATTAGTTCATAGTTTGTGGGCAACGCTGTTTGATGCCGCCGCCCTTCACATTAACCGTGCAAACCCCAACGTCTTCCTGTATTTGGCGTCTGCATATGAGCGGTATGTTCCAATTGAGCAGGGGTTCACAGTGCACACCATGACATCCATTCGGAACAATGTGGATGCCCGTCAGATTATTTGCGAGGTAGCAGCTACACTTGCGGGGTGTCGCAAAAATAAATTGCCATCTCTTCCAACAATCAAGCCCCTGCATGATTTTGACCCTCAGACCATTCAGGAACATCTTAAAGCCCCGTCGCAGTTGTTCGGGAGGCTTACACTTCGTCCAGCGGACCCCCTCCCAGTTGCCGTTCCACTCAACGAGTTCGTCTACTGTCTGCGGTCTGATGTCCGAGATGCCACTCGTGCACTGTACTGGATGGCATGGGTATTTGCGTACTGTCGGGAGCACAAGAAGCAGACCAAGCAGCCCCTCATCTTTGCGAACAGATTTGATGAGTTCGTCTCTGAACCCCACGGAGCCCATCCAGTCTGGATCTTTTGGGATGCTGTCCGTAAGCAAACTCAAGCAGCAGCACGGCCTGTCATTGATGTCCTCTACAAGATGTACTGTCTGCGGTGGAGCCCCACCGATGCCAAAACCAAGCAGCATCTTCTGATTGCAGCCATTCTGATCGTGTGCGAGGGGACGACATTTGATGCCACGGTCGTGTCCGGAAACACATTGGCGGTGTCTAACGTTCTGCAAGGAATGCCGGGATGGATCGACGCGATTGTGCGGATGCAGAAGAGCTTCGCATAAAATGGATCTGGTTTTCTGTAAACAAGAGATAGTATTCAAGTCCAAAATGCTCGCCTATATCCCCGAAATCTCTGCCTCCAAGGTCGCCGGTCTCATCGGTCTGCACGGCTACCAGCGCCCTCATGAGGTCATGTATGAGCTCCTGGTCAAGCATCTTCCAACCAAGTATCGCATCGCTGACATTGAGGCTCGCGATCGCCGTATTTCAGTCAACAAGGTGAAGGATGCGGTCCTTCGTAGTTCGGCTATCCGTGATGTCGTGGGCGCAGGCGTTCGCGCCTGTGTCGGGCAGACGGACATTAGTGGCACGCTCAGCGATGTGGAGACGCAGGCTCGAATGGTCCTGAATCTCCGCCACGGCGAACTGGCGGCAGACGTGCGTGAGATGCTCGTTGGCGAGGTGCGCGGCGCCGTGCAGAAGCAGCGTGGTACTAACAATGAAGCGGCGATCCTCGACACCTACGAGAAGGACAAGGAGGTTGTTGTGACTGATCGCAACACAACCACGTTCCGCAAGGATTACGGGGCGTTCAAGCTGGTTGGGCGCACGGATGGCTACGTGAAGGAGCACAATCGCATCGTGGACTCCAAGGCTCGTACTCGCTGGTGGACGAGCGTCCCAATGTATGACGAGATCCAGTTGCGAGTGTACATGGACCTCTCGTCTGCTACGGAGTCTGAGCTGGTGGAGTCGTTTCCCGATGGTCGCACGCGGACGACCAAGTACCTGAACGACCCCGAGAAGTGGGAGGTGATCCGCAAGGGTCTTGCCGATGCCACGAAGAAGATGAACGATGCGATCGCCGACAATGAGGCGCTGACCGCTCTGGTTTTCGCAAACACCGTGTCAGTGTAATAATGAAGATCGCAATCCTCGAGACCATCCCTGCCAAGTACGTCAATCAGAAGGGAACGACATACGAAACCAGGTATTTGTATACCGGGTTTGGTAGGTACAATGAGTATGAAAAGAAGCTGGAGGTTCTCCAGGTCAACACCGATGGCACTTACTCTTTTTTTAGTCGTCCGCACGAGGCGGAGGTGTTTTCTAGGGTCTATCACGTCGAGCCCGTGACACTCACCCTGTATGCAGCGTCTCCCCGTGTATGGAAGGAGGAGGTTATGGGGATCTCCTTCTTCTTTCAGGAGATCGTGCAGGTCGGCGCACAGCCCAGCTTCTGAGCCTGCTCCTTCACCGCCTCCTTGACCTCCGTCGCCGAGATGACGCCATCGCCGTCCTTGTCCAGCTTGCCCAGCGGGGCCTTCTTGAGCTCATCCAGGAGCTCCTTGATCGCCGACTTCAGGACATCCTTGACAATCTTCTCCACATCGGCCTTCATTGCATCGGGGACAACCGACGCCACGACAGCCGTCTCGGTCACAGCCTCCACCTTCGCAACCACCTCCGGTGCAATCTTCACATCCTCAACAGTAACTTGCGTAGTAGCATCGGACATTGCGGTTTGTTGTATGCTTAGAAAAGGTCTTCAATATGTAAATGGACGTTTGGAACATCCTCTCCGTAGGCGCCTCTACGCTCGTCATGCTCGCACTGATTCACGTGACTGTCTTCTATGTTGTCAAGACGATGTATCCGCCTACTCAGGTTCGTGCTCCCGAGCCGGTTGTCGCCCCGACGGTAAGGTTCGCCGAGCCGCCCGTGACTCCGGCCCCTGCCCCCGAGGTTCCCCTTGTGACGACCAAGCTACCTCCTCCGGTTGATACTCGTGACCCCGGTCCTGCTCGCACATCTCAGCCCGCTTTCAGCGAGCCGGTGAAGGAGAAGGAAGTAGTGACCATCCCTACAAATGTTCCAACGTATGAAAGCCTCCTTTCGGCTGTCTCCGCTGGCAAGGAAGGGATCCCCAATCTCGGACCCATGTCAGGTGCCTCAGTATAGTGGAAATCCTGGATGGATTTACCTGACCCATGATTCAAATGGTAATGCCCACGCATACTTCACTGATTCAAAGGGAGAACGTCCAGAGGCACTGGCTTTGGTCATGGATGAGCGAGTCTGTTGTGATACCATTTTTCGAGTCGTTCGACTGGCGCCCAAGAGTTATATCGTATATGATGTCCTGGTCTTGAACGGAACTCGTATTCATGAGACCATGACATTCGTGCAACGTCAAGAAAAGATCGCCGAGTTGCTTGAACTGTTTCACTTTCCGGATTTGGTAGCCTTGATAACGATCGCAGATGCTCCCGTCGGCACCCATATTCGAGGATACGAACAGTATGACGGGAACCCCGGCACGATCGGCGTTTATATTCCCAAGCTAGAGTAAATGAGTTGCTCAGGATCAAAAATGATGGGAGGCCGTCGCCGCACTCGCAAGATGCGCGGTGGCAATGGATACGGAGTGGGACAGCCTCTTGCAGTTGGGGCCCTGGAGTATGTCCCGAACATGACGTCGGTTCCGGATGGTGCTGCGTACAAGCCCGCAGGTGGACGTCGTCGCCGTCGGTCGCGCAAGGGTAAGAGTCGTCGCACTCGCCGGATGCGTGGTGGTGGCTCGGTGGCGGGCGTTGGCTATGGATTTGCCGGGGATGGTGTTCGTGGACTTGCTAACCAGCAGGCCTACCCGTCCAATCTCCCTCCGGGCGGTGCCTTTGCGATCCCCCGCTGAACGGCATCTGCAAAGACGTAAGGCATATACTTTGAATCATTCGTCACGATAAACGGTCCTCCAGTAGATTGACAATAGAGCATCATGCGCTGTACCTCAAAACGGAGCTGCGTATACTCGACATAGTCCTTCCATGCTTGATATGACCTCATGCCATTCATGGCTACTGTTAAGGGATCGGCAATCTTCAGAAAAAGTAAAAATAGCATTATGATCGGCATGATGATCATGTCGTTCATAAGGTTGAGTGTATCAGCCCAGGACTCCGGGGCACACTTTGCGCGTAGTTGAATGTAGCGTTCTGCTGTCTCAAACGGCTTAGGCGACAACTGTATTCTTGTTGCCATTTGCGGCGGTGATCTTTACTCCCGACGCCGGAAACTTTACCTCCTGCAACGTCCGAGCGTCCACGTACATAATCTCCGTATCGTGATGAACCTGAATGAGATGGAGGATCAGATCCAGTCGGATAACATTGTCCACAGCCATATACTTCTGCATGGCAGACGTCAGATCAACCTCCGTCTTCTTATCACCAATCCAAATCCACGGGACATGCGGCTCATCCTCGAATGGGTTGAACGTATTGCGATGGATCTGCTCGCCCTCGTAGAAGAGGAGGCAACGCTTGCGTCCCGACTTCTCCCACTCCTCGATGTAGATGCTATCCTCAGGGACACGACTCATCTCCTCTAGATCCTCTACATCAAAGTCGTCCGATAGGACATGATATTGGATATTGTGCTCCTTGGGGAGCGGGGCAAATGCCCAGTTGATGAAGTTGCAGATGGTCGTGTAGATGCGGACAGCACAGAAGAAGGCAGACGTCATTTTTGCTTACTTGACCTCATTTGACGCTGCCGGAACGAGTTCCATTTTATCGCTCTTATTCAGGAAGTTCTCCTTGGATACCTGGCCAATCACCACCGTATCAAAATCCGTTCCCATCGCAATCGCCGTCGCAAGGGATGTGATGATGAATGGAGCAGCAACCAGGAACCACGAGACACCTCCAAGTCCGATTCCACAGAACATGTCGAGAACCAGCACGACAGCAAGGCCCAGCACCAGCTTGATGACAAACGTAGCCCACAGACCCAGGGATGCATCAAACCCAAGCTGGATTGCCAGGAAAATCGCATAGAGCAGAGCAGGCGGGCACAGGTCTTCAATGAAACGCATCTTCAGGTATTACAAGTAATCAAGAAAAAGATGGATGACGTCACCATGGTCCAGCAAATGACAGGATGTACTCGAGAGGAGGCTAACAGGGCATTGCTTATGAACGAGACGGTTGTAGACGCAGTGGCTGCTCTGATCCCTGCAAACCCGGTGATATCTGGAAACAAGTACATCCCGGCAAAGCCGAAGGTGGACACAGGAATGGATGCTGAGCAGGCCGCGCTGTGCGAGCGAGGGCGTTGGCTTCAAGATAAGGTTAACGCTGTATTCTCAGTCGCCCATTCGAAAACCCTACCCGACCAGCCGGTTGGACAATCTTCGCAGCCGTCTGTCGAGGTTTCTGATCTTCTGCCTGCTGTTGCTGTTGTTGAGGAGTCTGAATCTTCACAGGGTAATCCCGCACAAACTGCTCAACCAGCCCTGCAATCCGAGACGCCTCAGTAAAAAGATTCATATCTTTGATATGTTGCCTGGACTGATCTGAGAGAGTAGTGTAGGTTTCTTCACTATCAAGGTCGTTGATTGCAGACACCCACTCCTCCACGTTCTCTCGGTTGCACGGGATCCCAGCGGGACTAATCCATGCCTGCACACCTTCTGTGCTTCCACCCGGATACTTGGGTTTCGTGGCGGGTCTAGAATAGATCACAGGAATCCCGTTATACATTGCTTCCACTGCAATTCGCCCAAAACTCTCATAGTAACTCGGCATCACAAGAATCCGAGTTCGTTTAAGAATGTTGCGAATATCATCGTCAAAGGGAATCCACTCAATATTATCCGGAGCAGGGGGGAGACTGAGTTCTCCATAATACGGGATCACACCTAGAAACTTACGTTCAGGCATACGCCGAGCCAGCGCAATGAACTGTGCAACGCCCTTATTCTGATTTGCATTGACCAACGTGATGCAATCGCCGGAAAACTCTTCGTCGATCCGGATCTTGTTTTCATGCATGAGGGGGCGAACAACCGCAGTGCGCATCACATTCGGTGGCCAAGGATCCACGTTTTTCTTATAGTTTGGCTCCATGATGGAATTGATGAACATGAACATCTCTACCCACTGAATCCTGCGCCCCGGGTTGTTCCGAGTGATTGCAAGATAGTTTCCATCGTAATGACATGTGGCCAGAATAGGACGATTGTATCCACGGGAATTCAGCTTACGCACTTCGGGGAGAGCGGGTGCGTGCGGACAAATCCATCCTTCACTTGCATCCAAGTACCTGCCTCCAGCTGAGAAGTGCATGTACTTGAATCCGCGATAGGTTCCACCATTGACACCTATTTTTGGTACTTCAAGGGACATGAACACAACATCATGTCCCCTTTTTTCCAATTCAATTGCGAGATCAATATCATGAAGGAACGCACCGCACAAGTCGGGCATTCTTCCTGCAAAGAATACGAGCCTCATTATTATGACACATCAACACGTTTTGTCTGAACCAGACGTGTCGCATCGCCACCGCGCGTCCAGTCGTAGATCCAGTTGTTGGGGTTCGAATACTCAGACTGCTTGATGTCGATGAGTGGCTGGTAAAAGTTGGGGATTGCCGAGTCCATCACCGATGTCGCTTCCTTGCGGTTGCGGATTGACGAAGAATGAATGAGGTGCGACTCGTCGTCGACGGCCGTCGGATTTCCACCACCCATATCGGGCGTCGTGGCAAACGGACGAGCCCAGAGCTCGTGCTTGCCCTTCTGGCGCCAGGCTCCCGGGATGCCCCAGCGCAGATCCGTGTTGGCATCCACCGCACAGCCACCTCCGGGCTGGCCGAATCCACCGCGAGCAATAAAGCCGGGCTGGTCGGCCATCGCAGCCGCCGGGTTCAGCGTATCCGAGCACGCCGACTCCATTCCAGTTGTCTGCCGCGTGAGTACACTTGTGTTACCCACCGACTTCGCCGCGGAATCATACTCGTCCGAGCGAATACGTGTAGGGGCGTTAAACCAATCCACTTGATTTGTGCTAAACATCTCTTACCTTGTCACACAGAAAAAACGGACAGACATACTCCAAGCTAGAAGACAGTAGCCTGAAATGATCCTTCAACCTGTAGACTGGCACGAGCACGACGTCAACGGATCCTACGTTATCGACGTCTTCGGTCGCTGCGAGGACAAGAAGGTCGCCTGCGTGCGACTGACCGGATTCAGACCGTATTTCTACACATCCGAGAAGCCCGACATCTTTGCAGTCTACGAAGCGTCGAACAAGAAGTGGGTGCAGAAGTTTGGCCCAAGGAAGGGACAGGAGGAGTATGCCTTCAAGCTGAGCAAGAATATATTGGAGAATCCCCATCCGGTTGTGACCCAGGTCAAGAAGTACGATACAATGAATGGATTCAATGATATCAAGCATGCGAATGTCTGGAAGGTGGAGTTCGAGACGTTGGCGTCATTCAAGGCAGCAAAGTCGGTGATTAAGGGCGTGCAGTACGAGAGCAACCTGCCTCCGTTTCTGCGCTTCTTCCACGAGAAGCATCTGGGTCCGGCATCGCCTCTGAAGTTCACCAAGGCGGTTGAGATTGACATTCCTGAAGATGAGGAGGGAGAGCCGATGTATTTTGTGGACGTGTTCTACACGAGCAAGTATACAGATGTGGAGACTTGCGAGGCAAACATTCCTCTCCTCGTGGCATCTTACGATTTGGAGATGTGCCCCGCAGGCGACTCTAACCAGTTCCCAGTTGCATCTAAGGACCCGATTATTCAAATCGGTGTTTCCTATCGTCGGTCCACTGACATGATCACGCCGACCGCAAGAGTGGTCTTTGTCCTGGGTGATGTTGCAGACTCGGGGGACGAGACGGTTGAGTTCGTGTCCTGCGATACGGAGGAGGATATGCTCCTTCAGTTTGCAGAGGAGATCCGCACTCGTAATCCCGATATCCTGTGTGGCTATAACATCTTTGGTTTTGATGACGCCTATATTGAGGGACGTATCACCAAGCTTGGCATTCGCGATCAGTTTGAACTGGCCCGTATCAAGACACTCGAGACTAACTGGGGCGACAAGAAGTTTGCTACGCTGAAGACTGAGCTTGCAGCTGGCAAGTTTGATCTGCGGTTCTTCACGATCCGTGGGCGTCTGGGCATTGATCTCTTGCTGAACATGCGCCGAGAGCACAACCTGGACAACTTCAAGCTGGACAATGTTGCCTTCACGTTCCTGCGAGACAAGGTGTTGAAGTACACGAACAACCAGGTGACAACCAAGAGCACCCGTGGTCTCCGTAACGGGAACTACGTGCGATTTGAGTTGGTTGGCAACACGAACGATCCGGTCTACGACGGTGAGAAGTTTGAGGTCTATGAAGTGGAGAAGAGTGGGTTCAAGATCAAGTGTGATCGGACACTGTTTGCCGAGTTCAGCCCTGAGCAGATGAAGCATATGGAGTGGTCCTTCTCAAAGGACGACGTGTCGCCACAGGAGATGTTTGATCTCCATCGGCACGGGGGTCCCGAGGGTCGTGCTCGTGTGGCTCGGTACTGTATTCAGGATTGCGATCTGGTAGCCACGCTGATGGGCAAGCTTGACACAATTGTCAATGCCCGCGGAATGGCCGATGTGTGCAAGGTCCCGATGCAGTTTGTGCTGACACGTGGACAGGGTATCAAGATCTTCTCAGCTGTCGTGTATTACGCCTCGCAGCGCGACCAGATCATTCGATCTATGGAGATCATTGAGGGAGAGGGCGTGGCCTACGAGGGCGCAATTGTGTTACCACCTAAGATCGGTATGTATCTGGACCAGCCCGTATCTGTTCTTGATTTCAACTCCCTGTATCCGACGAATATGATCGCCTACAATCTGTCCCCCGATACATGGGTCTCCACGAAGATCATGGATGTCGAGGGGTTCACAACACAACGGAGTGGATTGAAGAAGGAGCAAATGACGGAGCTAGAGGAGAGGGGATATGTCTTTGAGGAGATTGAGTACGACAACAAGGAGGGGGATACGGTTGTAGGTAAGACAGTCTGTACCTTCGTTCAACAGAATGAGAACCCGATGACGCAGGGTGTATTGCCCAAGACATTGGAGATCCTGTTGAAGAAGCGCAAGGAGTTCAAACAGAAGATGGAGGATTTACAATATGATGAGGCTCAGAGATCTGTGTTTAACGGTCTTCAGCTTGCTTACAAGGTCGTTGCAAACTCCGTTTATGGACAGGCAGGGGCAAGGACCTCTCCTATCCGAAATGTCTACGTCGCCGCGTGTACCACAGCCGCTGGGCGCCGAGCTCTCCAATTCGCCCGAAGCGTCGCCGAAAGCGAGTTTGGAGGAGACGTTGTCTACGGAGATACTGACTCCATCTTTGTCAAGTTCCCCACCAAGGACGTGGCTGAATCCATCCGAATGGGCATCGACTGCGGGACTTCCATCTCAAGGCAGATGCGCAGACCCTACAAGATCGCATATGAGAAGACCTTCTATCCATTCATCCTCTTCTGTCGCAAGCGGTATGTCGGAATGAAGTATGAAGAGGACGCAAATCCTGCCAAGGCAAAGCGCATGACCATGGGTGTTGTCCTGAAGAGGCGGGACAATGCCCCGATTGTGAAGGATGTCTTTGGAGGAGCTCTGGATGTGCTCCTATTGGAGCGCGACATCAAGAAGTCTCAGGCATTCGTGAAGGATATGCTGGTGAAGATCTTGGAGAATAAGGTGCCGATTGAGAAGTTCATTCTGAGCAAGTCATTGCGTGATGACTACGCAGCAATGAAGGAGGGTTACTCAGGAACTGCTACGCTTCCCGCTCACCGTGTCCTAGCGAATCGTATGGAGGCTCGTGATCCTGGTACAGCCCCGAAGGTGGGTGACCGCGTGCAGTTCGTCTATGTGGCGGAGAACAAGGACAAGGCGAAGCAGGGAGATCGGATTGAGCATGTGGACTATGTACGTGCAAACAGTCTCAAGCCGGATGTGAATTTCTATGTTACAAATCAGGTCCAAAACCCCGTGGCCCAGCTGTTTGCACTCTGTATTGAGCAGCTGGAAGGATACAAGCCACCAACCAAGGAGAGCTATGCTGCAATGTACAGGCGCTTTATGGAGAAGCTAAAGGACGAGGAGGAGGCAACGCTTGCAGTCCTGGACAAGAAGGCAGATCAGCTAGACAGCATGATGTTCTTGGGATCGCCTCTTCTGAGTAAGATGGTCAAGGCGGCGGTCAGGGGTCCGATGGATGCTTTCTGCAGGAGGTAAACAGCTTTCGTGTTCTAACCGATAAGTAAGCCAATGGAGGACGACAACCAGATCAACATTCTCGATGTAATCCATGGCATGCATGCGACGGATCGTGTCTTCTATCAGACCCTTCGTTTTTTGGGTTCTGAGAATGATCGGGAGGCGTTGATCAGGACGCACCAGCGAAACAACACGAGTGCAATGAGTCTCATTCGACTCCATTCGTTGCGTAGCACTCGGACAGTACAGTATACCGCCACCATCCCGCTCACGTTTCCGGTTGGATGGGATGAGCCGGTTGTTGTTCGTCCGACAGATGCAGAGATTGCTGCAGCAACCCAGCCTGTGGAGATCAGCGACTGCACGTGTTCGATCTGTCAAGAGGAGATCGAGGGGACTGGGGCAACACGGCTCCGCTTTTGCGGGCATGCCTTTCATACCGCCTGTATCTCCGAGTGGTTCACGCAGAGTGTCCACTGCCCGATGTGTCGTCACGATGTCCGCATCCTAACCCGTCCTTCACCCACATCTTCTGCCCCAGAATCTGCGCTACCTCCGGCGAGCAGTCGGTTGGCCTCGTGGCTTGTGGGAGCGAATCCGACTGGCCATACTGTAGAAACTGGAGGATCCGGCGAACGTCATGTTTGAATCGTTTGGCGAGCTCTGCAACATCTTCTCCCGGAAATAACTCTTGAAGATCTGATGGCTTTGGAGGAAAGCACCTGACCAGTGCAACTCGTTCAACTGACTTCATAATTCGGGGGACTTCGTTGCAGGTCATGATCACAGGAACATGGCGCTCACCACCGGTCATCCACTCAGTCAATTTTTTCTGTGCGTGGGGATCAGATCCATCGACTTCATCTAGAATCAAGCACATGGCTTTATCATCACCTCGAATGAGGGATGTTAATGTACGTGTATGACGACACGAATTAATCAGCTGTGCTACATCCTCGTGGCTACGCATGGACTGACTTGCATTGATTTCGAGCGGTTCCATATTTGCAGAGCGAGCAGCGGCCAATGCCATCGTGGTCTTCCCAATGCCGGGAGGACCGTGGAGAAGGAGTACGTCCCTGAACGGCTTCCTGGACAGGTAGGAGGACAGCCGTTCCTTGACATCGGTGTGACCCATCACTTGAGATAGGAACTCGGGGCGCCGAGTTTCGCTCCACATACTCCTTCTTCGTCTTTCCAGAGAAAATGCTTACTGCTCTCAAACACAATGGAGGGTCCCAGACACGTGCTTAGGACACTGTTCCAAGACACGAGTTTTCCGTTAGTGGATCACCACCTTGCATCGTTCAACGCAATGCTGGAAACAAGTATTCCGACCTTTGTGAAGGTATCCAACCCCTATCAACTTGAACTTGTAGAGAAGGGCAAGCCTACACGCTATATCCGAGCCTACATTGGTGGAAAGGACGGAAGTAAGCTGTCGTTTGAGGCCCCTGTAGATGAGCACGGTGCACCGGTTGTTCCCCATGCCTGTCGTCTGGACAATACCAGCTATGCGCTGACATGCAAGGCAGATATTGTGTTTGAGTATGTATTCGGAGAAGGGGAGCCCGAGGTAAAAACATTCGAGAACATTGTGATCGGGGAGATCCCGCTGATGCTTCGGAGTCGTAACTGCTACCTGACTGCGATGGACGGATATTCCATCGGCGAGTGCAAATACGAGCTGGGTGGGTATTTCATCATTGATGGTAAGGAACGTGTTCTTCTGACACAGGAACTCCTTGGCAATAACATGATGTATTCGGGTATTCGCAACCGTTCTGCAATATCTCTTGCAAATGTAGATGCGAATATCGAAGGAGAGGGTGCATCTGATAAGTTCGTTCAGACTGAGAAGTTTGGTGGAGACAAGGAGACATATGTCGGTATCAAGTCTGTGTCCGAGGATGCGTCCAAGGGTCCGTACTCCCATTACCTTGTGCTTGGACCGCCGTCGTCGGTTATAGATAAGAAACCCAATCCTGAGAAGCAACTGAACCAGAGATCTCTTGTAATCACGCTCCCCGGGTTTCAAGATCCCGTTCCAGTGATGAGTATCTTTGCGGCTCTTGGTGTGACAACAGACCGGGATATCTACGACCTAATTCTTGCAGGTGTCCCCGACCCCGACCGATCTGCGTACGATGACACGATCAAGCAGATTATTCTCAGTCACGTTCAGTTCATCAAGACGGCGGGATCTGATATGATCGTGTTAGAGCGCCTTACTAAACGCAAGCACATCTCAGAAGTCATTCAAAATATCTACGACCTAATGTTCCCCCACATCGAGTCATCGGAGAACCCCGGCGTGCTTTTCCGTCGCAAGGCATACCTTCTTGCGCAAATGGTGAAGATGGCAATTGATGTGTCGCTCGAGCGCAAGCCTCCGTCGGATCGCGATAATATCGAGTATAAGCGGTTCAATACTTCTGGAGACCTGATGTTCCAGGAGTTCCGTCGCATTTACCGCGAGACGGCGCAGGAGATGTTGCTGAAGATGGACTCGCGTATACAGTACGAACGCAAGACATATGAAGGGCGCAACTTATCCAAGCTGATAGAACGGGAGACAGTTGGTGCATATTGGAAAAGGTATCGGATCATGAATGGTTTCACAAAGTCGTTCAAGGGGCAGTGGGGTGGACGCGATGGAATTGCGCAAGAGCTGAGCCGACTGTCTTACATTAGCTACCTGTCCCAGCTTCGGCGGACGTCTCTCCAGATTGATCCGTCTATGAACACGGCACCTCCTCGTCGGTTGTATGCTTCGCAATTTGGTCTGATGTGTCCGATTGATTCGCCGGACGGATCTGGAGTTGGACACCTGAAAGCACTGACGATTCTTGCCCGTGTTTCAACTGCCTTCCCTACGCCAGTTGTGCGAACTGCATTGTTCAAACTCGGTCTCGTGAGACGTATTGAGGATATCCATCCATCTACATGGGTTCCCACATGGACCCGCGTCTACATAAATTCCGATCTCGTTGGGCTGTGCACGGGTGATACCGAAGAGCTTCATTCTAAGTTGATTGCTCTTCGTCGTGGTGGCGGTATCCGGTTTGATGTCAGTCTTGCATGGAATCGCCTGGAGAACATCTACACGATCACTTGTGACGCAGGGCGCCCTATTCGTCCGGTGTATCGCGAAGGTGTGACCCAAGAGAAGGTGCTTGCTGCAAAGACGTGGGATGCGTTAATGAAGTTGGTAGACTACGTTGACGCTGCAGAGTCAGGCGTTTCTCGCTTTTCGCTGGAGCCATTTCACTCTAAGCTGCAGTCGGAGATTCACATGTCCTTCTGTATTTCTCCCATGTCCAATCTTGTTCCCTTCCTGGACCACAACCCGGGAACGCGCAATAACTTTGCGACAGCACAGCAGAAACAGGCATGTGCGTGGTACCACACAAACTACAACAAACGGTTTGATACAATTGCGTCGATCACTGTCAACCCCCAGAAGCCTCTGTCTCATACGTGGATGTACCGGGAAATCATGGGATCTGGAGGATGTATGCCCTACGGTGAGAATGTCCTCGTTGCATTCACGATGTATGGTGGTCACAACCAGGAGGACTCGGTTATCATCAACAAGGCTGCTCTTAAGCGTGGCATGTTCCGAACCCAGTATTTTCACTCATATGATATCCGCGAGACCCTGTTGGATCCGTCCGTCAAGCCCCCGGTGCGGACACTGATTGCAAACCCCGCAACGAATCCCAAGTATGTGGAGACCGTGAAACGCAAGGAGGATGTGTCGTATGAAATGCTGGATTCCGATGGTATTATCAAGTTGAATTCCGTCGTGGACGACAAGACGGTGCTCGTTGGAATTGTGACTCCTATCACAGATTCGGAGGGAGTGGAAAAGGGCTGGCGTGATGCGTCCGAGCTCCCGAAGCGCGGTCAACATGGTCGCGTGGATGGCATCTATCGGTACTCCATGTCGGATGGAACCAATGGTGTCAAGATCCGTATTGTAGAGGAACGTTCGCCGATGCCCGGTGACAAGATGGCATCCCGT